TCAGCCGTCGTTGAATGGGCGCGATTGCTTCCAGGCCTCGATCGCGGAGGCACACCAGGCGACGGCGCGGCGGCCGATTCGCCGGGGGCGTGGAAACGTCCCCGCCTCGATCTGACGGTAGATTGTCGCGCAGCTCAGCCCGGTTTCATGCTCAACTTCGGGCCGGCGCAGAAGGCGGCCGGCGCCAGGGCCATCCTGCTGGGGCGAGGAAGCGGACATCGGTATCTCCAAAGTCAAAGCTGACCCGCACCGCGAAGCGCGGTCGGGCGAGGTGGTGTAAAGGGAGCGGAAGGCGGCGGCCGTGCGATTGCTGGGGGAGCCCGGCAGGCGCATGAGCCGTTACGCCGGAGCGGGCCGGCGCGGGCTGGTGGAGATCGCCAGATGCCGGGCATCAGGTTTCTCCATTGGTGAGGGCGTCAAGCCCGGCATCGCGGGCGAGGTTGAGACGGGTCATCGCCTGGGGTGAGCCGCCGGTGTCGGGATGGGCCTTCAGCGCGAGCTGGCGATAGGCCGCCTGGATCTCGTCGCGACTGGCGCCCGGCTTCACGCCGAGGACCTGCCACCACTGTTCGGGAGCCGGCAGCGCGACGTGGCCGGCGAACGCCTGACGCAGATCCGCGACGCCCCACCTCTCCTGGCCGCGAAGCGCCTCGATGTGCGCGGCGATCGCCGCGATGTTGTCCTGCACGGTCGACCAGCGATCGCAGGCGAGGACGTGGGGTCGCTTGTCGAGCGTGAAATAGAAGGCGACGCCCGGGTCATCGGGATCGCGGCGGCTGACATTTTGGTCGCGCGCGCCAGACTGGGTGAAGCGGATGTTGGTCGAGAGGACCATGTCCAGCACGCGAAACGTCTGGCCGGGCTTCGTCATAGCCCCGATCTGAGTTCCCAACCGCTTGCGGGCCACGGTCAGCGTCATTGGCCGCCCTTCGTGGCGCCAGAGCGCTTCCTTGCGGCTGGCTGTACGTGGCCGGCCTTCTACCCATCGCAACGGGTAGGCCATTTCGATGCCAGGAATCGTCACGAGCCGAACTCCTTCCAGAGTTGCGACCGCACGTTGTTCTGCAGGTAGAGGGGGTGTTTGGGGTGGCCGGCAAGGCTCAGATCGAGAGCGTGGAGATCGATGCCGGCGGCGATGCAGCGGCAAAGGACAGCGCGATCGCGGTCGAGATAACCGCCATGGGTGCCCCAGGCGGCGATGGTCTGGCCCGCCAGCACGCCGGCGAATTCGATCACGGCATCGTTGAGTGGGCCCACCGGATCGGCGGCGCGCTTGAGATCGGCTGGCCGGGTGGCGCGGAAGGCAAATAGGTTCCAGACCAGCAGCGCGTCGCAGCCGGGCACGCGGCGGGCGAAGCTGCGGCAGCGGCGGATAGTGGCATCGTCGGCGCTGGCGTCAGCAGTCGACGGGTTGAGCATGGCGAAGGCGGTGAACGCCTCGTCCGGCCTGGCATCGCGCCACAGCAGGTACCGGTACTGGCCGCAGGGGCTGAATACCGCGCCGCTTTGCAGGGTGCCGGCGAATTGCAGGCCGAAGGCGCGAGCCGCCTCGGCGATCTGCTCGACGGCGCGCAGGCTGGTGGGGGCGCGGTGGGTCAGGATCATGCCCGCACCCCCATCCCCGCAGCGGCCGCCACCGCGAGAATGCGCCGGCGCGCTTCGGGGTAGGACATGGTGGCGGGCATCTCGCCCGCTGCCTTGACCCCGACGAAATGCGCCGGCGGCAGCGGCACCGGCTGGAGCGCGTTGTGCCAGATGTGCAGGCAATAGGGGTGGTTCGAGATGTGTTCGCTTTCGGCTGGGTGCAGTTGGAAGCAGGCCTCGTGCGGGTGGAAGAAAGTGCGCTTGACCAGGTCCATTTCGTCCCAGGTCGGGCAGCGGGCAGGCAGGCTGACGCTGACGTGATCCCACCCGGCTGAATTCGGGTGGAGCGCCGACGAGACGATGACCTTGAGCGGCCGGCGGGACGTCTTCACCCGAATAAAGAAGATGCCGGCGAGCGGGTCGATCTTGGGGCCGGAATAGCCATAGAGCTGGCTTTCGAAGTCGCGATCGCGCAGATGGTTGAGTTCGGAGAGGTCCTTCATGCGGCGGCTTCCTGTTCGGATTGGGCAGAGGAGGCGAACCAGGTCTGCAGGTCGGCCATGCAGGCGCCGCAAAGGTCAGCCGGCGCCTCGGCCGAACCCAGGCGATCCTTTCCGGCCAGGGAGGCGGCGTAGACTTGGCCGCGCTCGTCGCGATCGGTCTGCTCGTCGCCGATGGCGCCGCAGCGGTCGCACTCGATGATCTGGCGCCGGCTCATTGCGGCGACCCTGTTTCTGGCAGATGGTGGCAGTCGCGGCAGCGCCATGGCCCGTGCGCACCGTTGCGGCTCCAGCTTGGGTGTGGCGCACCACAAGCGCAAGCTGTCGGCTTCCAGGAGCGCAAGGCAGTGCGGGCGGCGCTAAAAAGATCAGCCACGGCGTTCACAGGCCCTTTTCGGATGCGACGATGGAGATGATTTTCGGCTCGCCCACGACCCGGCCGCCGATGCTCGCCATGGCCTGGCGAACCGTCGGCAGGCATTCCTTCGCCTGATGGATGATTTGGGCCATTGTAGTGTCCTGACCCCAGGCGCTGCCGGACTCGATTTCGACCTCGACGCGAACGCGCGCCCTCACCGTTGGAGGAAGGTCAGCCATGCTCCACCCCCAGCGTCTGGCCGTGGGCGCGCGAGCCGAAGAGGTCGGTGTCCAGCTGCTGCAGCTGGTCGGTCTCCAGCATGTATTCGACGGTGCGCAGGCCGACGGCGTTGCCGCTGGCCCATTGCAGGCGGCCACTTGCATCACGCATGATCCGCTCTCCGGCCGAAATGCGCGCGACGTAGCGCGCCGCGGTTTTGAGGATGGTTTTCGAAGCTTTCACGCCCCCCCCCCGGCTGGGGCCGATGCGATCGCTTCAGCCATTGGTGCTACCTTCCTCGTTCGCCTGGTGGAGGAAGCCGAACGCAGCCGGCTGGTCCTGCGCGCATGCGTGGCAGAGGTTGACCGTGCCGCTGCTCATGACCACTACCGGGGGCTTGTGGGCGCCCATGACGTCGGCCAGCGCCATGCCGCTGGCGCCACCTCCGAGCATCATGCCGAGGCCGACGTGCTGCTGGACCGCCTTGGCATCGAGGCCACAGTGCTGGACCGTCACCCGGTAGAAAATCGGGAGGCCAGTCGCGAGCATCTGCCGGCGGCAGATCACGCACGGTCCTGCCGCTTCGGCACTGAGCCGCGGCAGATCGGCAAGGGGATCGACCGGCGTCATGCCGGCATCTCGTCGATCAGCCGGGCCCGCCGGGGTAAACGGTAGCGCTGCTGCTCAGCCACAAGCCAAGCCTCGCGTCGCTCGCGCAACCGTGCTTGGTCGCGCTCAATTCGCGTCGCCAGGCTCTCAACTGCAATTCCGCCGGTGACGGGCGTGGCGCCTGGAAGTTCGGGCAATGGCTCGCCGGCGATCAGCGCACGCACTCGAGCAATTGTCGTCGCCCCTGGGCGACCTCGCCAGCGCAACGCTTCCAGATATCTGCGCGGGCTCGTGTTCAGCGGCGCAGCGAACTGCTCGGCCTCGAGGCCGCGACGGGAAGCTTCCGCTCGAATCTCTGCAACCAGCTGCGCGCCGGTGATTGCATCAGCTGCTCGCCCATGCATATTTGCTGGGCGCAGTGTGCTTATACCCCGGTCGACTATGGTGACTACGCGTGCATTCGTCCCAGCCTCGAGGGTAATCCACCCCTTTGCTGCGAGGTCGTAGATTATTTGGTGGGCGTAAGAGGGCGAGATGTTCGTCCGTTCGGCCAGTGCTGCGTTCGACGGACATTCATCACCGCGCTGCGCCGCGCCAACCAGCATGCCGTAGACTGCGAGTTGGGCAGTATTCATCGCCTGGCGCGTGTCGGACGAGGATAACGACGCGGGCATTACTCAGGCCCTCCCCTTGCCACGAAGCCGCCGGCGCGATCTCTTGGTCAGCGGATTCGGCGAGGTATAATGCTCGACTTCACGCCGACTCTTCCTCGGGCGTGGCGCGGGCGCGGGTGCGCTGTCCATGACGTCGACACCGACAGACACCGCCATCATCCCGGCGGCGGCGAGGGTCGCCAGGGCCTGTCCCAATCCGAGACTCGGGCGCGTGCCGACAATTGCGACGGTGCTCTTGGTCATGGCAGTGGCTCCGCAAAACGGGTGAATTCGATCACGACGATCTCCGGGTTGTCGTGCCAGCTGCAGCCGGCGCGGGAGGAGTTGAACGACAGGTTGAGGTCCCAATGGGCGGCCCAGGCGGCGCGCGTGGGGAAGCCTTCGGCGCGGGCCTCGTCGTCGGTGATGCGCTGGAGCGGCGCGCGCGACACCGCCGTGACCAGAAGGTGCTGGCGATGCGCGACGCGGGGGAGGTCGCGCGCGTTGCGGCGCGGGCCAATTCCGAGATCGGCATGGACTTCGGGCGAGCGCGAGGCGGCAGGCGGAAGATCGGTAACGAAGATCGGGCGGGCACCGCGAGCGATGGCGGTGGTGGGTGCGGTGCGACCCCATTGGTGAGACAAATGGAACGGCTCGCGCAGCCATAGGCGATCGCCCGCCCGGATGCGCTCGGCGGTGTGCCCGATCCGCCGCAGGCGCGTGAACCGGTCGGCGACGAGCGCGCCGATCTGCGGCTCCACCATGGAGATCGGCCGGTCAGGCATGGCCGGTTGCCCCGCGCGGCTGGCGGCGCCCGGCCCAATGTCGCGAGAGCCGAGACGGAAGGGGCAGTCCCAGCTGAATGCCTTCGCCGGGGAAGGCGAGATCCAGGCTCGAGCACTCGTCGCATGTGCAGCGCGCGGTCTTGATGGCAGAGCGATGGCGTTTCATCGGCTGGACTGCTCCGGCTGGCGCGCGGGGCGCGCCGAAGGCGCTGCCTTGCGCTCCTCGAAAAAGACGCGATCCTCGCGGGACTGGGGAAGGATGGCGGCCGTCGGCCGGCGCCCGAGAAAACGGAGCAGCCGCATCAGGCCATTCCTTTCGGCAGCATGATCCACACCGCTGCGAACAGGGCGAGGAACACGAAAAGGACGAGCCAGCCGCGCACCTCATGGCGCCAGCTGTGATCGGGTGGGGCTAGATCACGAAGGGAACGGCGCATCAGCGAGCTCCTGCATGGGCCGGCCGCGCTACGTGGCGCATCTGGGCGATGAAAGCGTCGGCGGCGGGGGTTGCGCGATCGGCGCGCGGCTCGATCTTGCGGAACTCGCGGCTGTCGAAAGCGCGATCGGGCCAGCGCGAGAAGCGCAGGGCGAAGATACGGACCTTGTCGTCAGGCTCGATCGCGATCGACACCTCCAGGACCCGGAGCACCTCCCCCCGCTCTGGACCAGGGCTGTCGCCACCTACCAGGTCGAACCAGGAGCCGCGCGGGTTGCGCGGCTGGAATTCGGCAAGCTCGTTGGCAACCCAGGGTTCGCCGGCGAATGGGAAGGCGTGCGGCGCGCCCATCACTCGATCCCCAGCGCGTTCATGTAGGTCTGGAGGATCGCCTCCATCTCCCGGCGATCGTCCGGCTTCATTTTCCGGAGGCGCACGATCTGGCGCATGATCTTGGGGTCGAAGCCGGTGGCCTTGGCCTCGTTGTAGACGTCGGCGATATCGTCGCTGATGCCCTTCTTTTCTTCCTCCAAGCGTTCGATGCGCTCGATCAGCAGGCGCAGGCGATCGTCAGCTGTATCAGCCATGTGCCGTCTCCCCTTGCGGGAGATGGCGGACGTGGATCAGGTGACCCAGGCCGTCGATTTTGCCGTATACGACCTCGTCATCAATGGGGTCACCTTCGCCGCTCATGGCATAGGAAATGCAAGCAGGGTTGCCGTCAGAAAATTTCCAAGACGTGCCCGCAATGCGGTCCCACCAATCCTCAATCCGATATCGCTGGCCTCGGAAGCGGCCAGACAGAACCATGACGTTCAGTCCTGCCAAGGGGTGAGCAACTTTGTGTAGCGCCATGTCAGTGGCTCCTGTTCATCATGGTGGCGAGGATACAGGCGGCGACGATCGCTAGACCGGCGGCGGCTGTGAGCAGGCGCGCAGTCACAAGTTCGCACTCACGGCGTGCATGCCGTAGGTCGCGCCTCGCTCACGAGCGCGCGCGATCGAGCGCTCGGCAAGGCTGGAAAATGAATGCTGACCGAGCTGCAGGGCGATGACGAGCGCCGACACCTGCATCTCGAACCGGGGCGCCCGGCCGACGGTGTTAATCAGCACGCGTTCGGCTTCTTCAGCCGCGTGGATGGCAAGGTCGAGGACGAGATCGGCGTCGCCGCGGCTGGCCCCTCCTTGCATGAGCCCTTCGCGAAGGGCGGCTCGGGTCTGGTCGTCGTATTTGCTCACGCGGCGACACTCCCTCTCTGCGCGGCACGCGAGGCGGCCAGGTGAACAAGAAGGGGATCGAATTCGGCCGGCGCACACGCTGTGCACAGATCGGCCTCTGCCCAAGCGCACGCGCCGGCATCGGTGACGCAAGCGTCGTGCCATGAGCAGGCGCACACCCGGCAGAGCTGGGGCTCGATGTTGCCGTGGGCGAAGCGCCAGCCGTGTCGCGCCGCGCGATCGAGGACGACGAGCTGCTCGTAGATGTCGGGCGCGAACGGGACAAAGCGGGCGACGAGGCGGATCTGGTTTGGCGCCAGGGGCTGCCTGTCTGTCTCGGCCAGGCGCAGGCGCGCGCCGAGCTGGGCAAACTCGAACTCGCTGGCGCGGCGGATGGCGAGCGTGCTGACGCCCATACGCCGCGCCAGCTCTTCGGGCGTGGTGAAGCCGGCGGCGGCGCGGCGGCGAGCCAGATAAGCGCCGGGTCTCATGGTCGCCATGATCATTCTTCCCAATCGCCGGCGGCGAAGGGATCTGGCTCTTCCAGTTCCGGGCTGGAGGTTGCGGCGCAGAGCTGGCTGAAAATGCCGAAGTCGAAGGGGAACACCTTGCGATCGCGCAGCACGCGGACAAGGCGACCGTAATCACCTGGGCGATTTGCCTCCATTGCCTCCATTTCGTTGCGGGCCAGGCCGCGGCGATCATAGCCGCTGGCGATAGCCTGAGCAGCGCGGGCGATGCTGAGGCCGGCCGCTTCACGGCAAGCGCGCATGTATCCGCCCGGCGTGGTCGCAGCGTTGACGGTAGGGGGTGAAGGGCGTCGAGCAGTGCACGAGGGCATGGCGGTTGGCCTCTCTGGGCAGCAGGAAACCGCTCCCGAAGGCGCGGCCAGCGCAATCAGGGCGGTCGGAGATGATGACGTTGCAGGTTGCGCGGATGCGGGCGAACGCGCCCGATCAGTTCGGCGGCCCCGTGGCGAGGTGCGTGCTTTCAGGTGCGAACTCGCGGTGGATGCGCACGCGGGCGGCGTGGCCGTCCGGCAGCATCCCGATTGCGCGGTGGAGCGAGGCGATCGCCTCCTCCATCTCGCGGCGGGCGGTCGCGGTTTCGCGCGGACTAGCACCGGGCAATGTCGCCTCGATCAGTGCAGCCTCCGCTTCCGCGCACTCGCGGATCACCTCGGCGGACTGGGTGAGGAGCGAACCATTGCTGGCTGCCACCAGCACGCCAGCCACCTCGAGGCCGCCGGCATACCAGGCGTGCAATGGCGTGCCGAAGCCGCCGGCATTACGAAAGGCGATGTCCAACGCGCGAGCATCGCGCATCGCGAGCTGCTCGCGCCGATCAGGATCGGCACACGCGCGCAGATAGGCCGCCCCTTTGCCGGTCGCCTCGGCCATGCCGTCCCAGCCGATCACGGCTGCGATCTCGGTTAGGGCGGCATCGATCGAGAGTGGCGCGCGCCGCTTGGTCATGCGCCGGCCCTCCTGCTGAAATCGCACCGGCGGCGGGTAGACGGGGGGAAACCCCCGCCGCCGGGGATCGCGGCCGAATGCCGCGAATTGGAATGCTGGAGCGCGTGAAAACCGGCACGCAACTGGCGCAGACGATCATTGCTCGAGACGATACGAACCGCGCTCATGGGGTTTCACCGTCACCAACGCCAGCCGACTCGGGGGCCGGCGCCAGATCACGCGGGTAAATGTCCGGACGCAGATCGTGGCGCGAAACGCCGGTGGCAGCCTCAACGTTCAGCACTGATTCGGCCCAAAGGGGGCGACCGGAAGCAATCAACTTGGAGATTGCGCCCTGAGTTCGGTCGCAGATTTTGGCGAGTCGCGACTGGCCGCCAGCGGCCTCGGTTGCCAGCTGAAGGGCGACTTGCGGGGTCATGACCAAGGTTTGAGTCGTGTCCATGGCGCCGGGGTATTCCCAATGTATTATTCCGTCAATCCCAAAATCCAATCCGATTGGAATATTCCGTACGATATATCCTTGCCATGACCGTGACCGCCGAACGCTTGAAAGAAGCCATGGCAGACTGCGGGGTCGATCAATCCGGCCTGGCGCGGGAGCTGGGGGTGACGCAGGGCGCGATCAGCAAGATCGTTCTGGGGAAGACAGCCAACTCTAGGCTGATGCCCAAAATCGCGACGACCCTGCGGGTGCCGCTGGCGTGGCTACTGGGCATGTCAGATGATCGACAAAACTACGAGAGTGTCGTCCCTGTCGCTAACGACGCAGGCGACGAAGTGGACATAGAGCAGCTTGACCTTGCATATGGCATGGGCGGCACCTTCCTAGACGTCGGCGACATTGAAAGCGAAACCGCCCGATTCTCGCGCGCGTGGCTCCGACAGTTCACTGACGCACCGCCCCACTTGCTATTTAGCGCGAAAGGCATCGGCGACTCCATGATGCCCACGATCCATGACCGCGACGTGATCATCGTTGACCGCTCGGATACCCGCCCGCGCCTGCGGGACCAGATCTGGGCGATCGCGCACGGTGATATCGGCATGGTGAAGCGGCTACGGCCAATGCCAGACGGGACCATGCGCATCGTCTCCGATAATCCTGCAGTTCCCGAAGACCTAGCGGCCGACGGCGAGCTGCACATCGTGGGTCGCGTGGTCGCGATCTGCCGGAAGGTCTAAATGACGTGGCGGGAGGGCGCACCAAGCAGGCGCATACCGCAGCAAACGGTTGCCGTTGTCGGAGCCGGCTATTTGAACAGGGACCGGTCCGATCGACGGTTCGAGATCCTGCTTTGCACCGCCGGCGAATTGGTGGAGCTGCGCCCGGAGCCTCGCAATCGCTTCGACGAGCGCGCGGTCGCAGTGTTCTCCTGCCGCGGGGTGCAGATCGGCTATCTGCCTGCGGAGCGATGCGGCCGGATAGGGCACCTTATCCGACAGGGCTGCGAGCTGCGTGCCATATTTCAGGCGCGAGCGAAGTTCGGCGCCTGGGTGAGGATTTCCTTCGATGGAGAGCCGCCTATACTTCCGCCAAATAAAATTGAGATAGACACCATACCGATGGACTGGGCAGAATGAATACTTGGCGAGCACTCCGCGCTGTAATTATAGGGTCGCTGATTATCTTGCCGGTCAGTTCCGCCGCTTGTGCTGAAGACGGAATATGGGGGTTGATTTTTGGCCCCGATCCGCAAGTGGATCGTAGGCACCCAGGCCCAATGGACGACCCGGAAATTCCGTGGGTCAGCTATCGGGTGGACAACTGGGGGCGCAAAACGTGGTTGAGCGATTGGTGTCTTGGGCAACGTGGCGGAAGTTTCAGCCAATGTCTCGAGTCTGAGCGGACAGCCCATGCGCGCGAGATCAATGCCCACTATGGCAGCGCCTGCACTGGGCTGGATCAGTCAGGCATTACTCAATGTCGTATTGAATTCGACCAAAACCAAGTCAGAGAGAAAGAACAGGCGCGCCTGAAGGAAGCGGAGAAGGAACTGAGAGCGCACTCGTATGAAGGGAGTGCCGACAAAATTCGGGAGAGCCGCAAACAAATTTTAGGTTGGCGACGCGTTATTGCCCACGAACACAGGATCGGTGAAATTTCTGGGTTTGAAAGTAAAAGCAATCTTTATCATGCCGGTATGATGATCGATCTCCTTAATCTGCAAATTGAGCGAGACTATACGGAATACCGTCAGAGGGGCGGAAAAAAGCGACTGGCCGAATTATAATCTCCCAAGCCGCTGAGGCGTTGCAGAAGGCGAAGGCAAAGGGATTGCAGAGAAAATTTCCTTAAATGATAGTCCTGTTGGTGCTATGTTCTGCAAGCGGGTAGCGAGTGGGGCGTGAGGGAATGGACGCATTTGCGCGGCTGCGGCCGGACATGTCGTCCCGCCGCAATCTCGTTTTGGCATTTGTTCGTGACTACATCAGCCAGTGGAAGCTCTCTCCGTCGTGCGGCGAGATCGCCGAAGGTGTGGGCACGAGCCGCACAACTGTGAAGCGCCTCGTACGCTCCCTGGTGCAAGACGGGCATTTGCTACGGATCGCTGGTCCGCGTGGCTTAGCGCTACCCGCCGATGAGGCCGCAGCCGTTGAGCGCCTGATAGCCTTGGGGTGGCGGATCGACAGCCGGGATCGGACGGTCAGCGGCCCACATTGGCCCCTGCCGGGCTCTACCGTGCTCGATTACCCCGAATTGTAGCAGGAGCACGGAATGGCGAAGGCGAAGGGCAGGCGAGCGCGGGCGAACGAGGACAAGATATCCGCGGCCCAGCGCCGCAGTGACGAGGCGTTCCGCACGCGCAATCCGGAGGCGGCGCGAGCAGAGCGCGCGCTTCGCAAAGCCAATGCCCAGGCCCATGCCAACTGGCGCCATAAGGCGAACGGCACTGTGCAGACGCATGCGCGGGCGGCTCAAGCCCGACAGGGGGCGCTTGCCCGCCTATACCGATCTGGCGCGATCGACGTGCACCAGCTCGGCGCGGCGTTGGAGATCGCCTCAGTCCACGAGAAGATTTGCCGCGGGGTCAGCGTTCGCACTGCCAGCCTCGAGACGCGCATCGACTGCGGTCGCGCGGACGATGCCGGCTTTTTCGAGGCGCTGGGGGCCGTGCGCTGGGAAATGGCCTACACTCGCTGGCGCGGCGATCTGCCTGTGCGGCTCGGCACTGGAGCAGCTGGGCCCATCCTGGCCATGGTATGCGATGACATCGGCGTGGAGCGTGCGGCAAGGGAATGGCGGATGCATCGGCGCACGGCCCGGCGCCTGTTGATCGACGCCCTGGACCACTGGCCGGATTGCCTGTTCTGGGCGCGGGACGAGGTGAGCGACGAGGACCTGGAACGAATGCACGCTCGGCTGAGTTGATTATGGCCCAAAAACGACCCTCCCGATTGGGCCGCGTTTCGGGCAAATCGACAGCGAACACAATTGCGTCAGAAGCCCGGGCCCGCACAGCGGAAGCCCGGGTTTCGCACATCTCGACCAGAGTGCGGAGGGCATCATGCGTGCGCACTGACCGCAAACCGCCCTCAATCGACGCCCAGCTGGACCGGGCCACTGACAAGCTCGACCAGCTGAAGGCAGAGGTCAGCGGCGGCATCCGATCGCAGTCGCATTTCGATGCGCTCGAGGAACGGGCGCGCGGGATCGCGACGGGCATTGTCGCGGCGTTTCGGGGTGACTGGAGGCAACGATGATCAATCTGGGACGCCTGCGCGAGCGGGCAGCTGCGACCGGCGGCGACCAGCCCATACCGATCACCAACCGCTATGCCCTGCAGTTGGCAGCCGAACTCGAGCAAGGCAGAGCCGCTATGGCCGAGCTTGCGCGCATCAGGAACGCCGGCGGCTCGATTTCCAACCGTGCTTAACGCCAGCTTCCGCGCCGATCTGACCGGCCTGCAGCGAGCGATTATCGATCTCGGAACAAAACAAGCTCCATTCGCCTGTGCGCTGGCCGCAACGCGCCTGGCCCAGGGCGTGATGGCGCAGGAAAGCGCGGCCATCGTCGAGACATTCGATCGGCCGACGCCGTTCAGCCAGCGTGCGTTTTACATGCAGTCGGCGACCAAGGCCAAACCGGTCGCCTACGTCTCGGCCAAGGACATCCAGGCGCAATACCTGGCGCCATACGTCTACGGTGGCCCGCGCGCATTGGGCACCAAGAAGGCGATGCTGGTGCCGAAGCAGGTGGGCGTTAACCAGTTTGGCAACTTGCCCAGGAACAAGCTCAAGTCGCTGAAGGGCCGCAAGGACGTCTTCATCGGCACGGTGAAGTTCCGGAAGTCGGGGCGCACGGTCTCCGGCGTGTGGCAGCGTCCAGTCGCGGGGCAGCGGCGCGACCTGAGTCGGGGCACCAAGGGCCGGACCGTTGACAAGCTTGGCGGCGTGCGCACGGGGCTGAAGCTGCTTATCGAGTTCGAGGACACCACCGAGGTGACCAAGCACCTGCCTTTCTACGAGCGGGCACAGGACTACGTCAGCCGCAATGCCAGCCGCGAGTTTGACCTGGCGCTGCGCCAGGCGCTGGCCACGAGGAGGAAGTGACCATGATCCCATGGTGCGTCGTCAACGTCATTGCATTCCTCGCGCAGCTGCTCGGCCTGGATGTCTGCGTCGAGGCCGTCGCCGGCCGCCGGTGCGCCGAGCGCATCTACTTCATGCGCCGGGAGCCCGGCGCACCCCGGCTGCGGCGTCTCGCCCCCTGTCGCAGTGGCCCTCTGACCCCCGCGGACGCTGGCCTGGTTGGCCCCTTCGCGGGGACTGAATGCGAAATGGGTCCTTCCGGGCCCTCTCCGGCACGTGGGTAATTGCGCGCCCCGATGCGACCCCAGCTATGACCCCAAACCCCGGTTGACCCCTGGTTGACGGTTGACGGTCCGGCCGATGACGACGTGCTCCCTCGCTCAGTTTGCCGCCCAACACGGCGCGTCGAAACAAGCGGCTACCAAGTGGAAAACACGCGGAGTTCTGGTGTTTTCCGGCGACCTGGTCGAGGTCGAGGGATCCGACCGCAGAATGCGCGATGCGGGGTTAGGGCGGTTTCGCAATGGGTCAACCGAGGCGGCCTCGGTTGACACCTCGCGTCAGCGGGTTGACCGGCGCCGTCTGCCGGTTGACCCCCGCGCGGCGATTGAGACTGGGGACGAAGACCCGGTCGGCGTCGACGACTTCCTCGCTGACCTCGCGCTCGGCCGGTTTCGCACCCAGGTCGACGCGCAAAAAATTAAGGAGAACGCGCTCGCCGCCCGGCAGCTGCTCAACCTCCGCCGCGACTCCGGCGAGCTGATCGAGATCGAACGGGCGTCCACCTTGTTTTTCGAGCTCACCCGTCAGCAACGGGATGCATGGCTGACCTGGCCGACTCGGATTGGACCTATGGTCGCTGCGGATCTCGGGGTCGATACGGCAAAGGTGGTCGAGACGCTGACCACCTATGTCCAGGAGCAGCTCGAAGCAATTGGCGAGCCCGAGCCGGACCTCAACGAAGGCTGAAGCCACCTTGGACGGCCTGGGCCGGTTGGCCCAGGCTTACCGTTTGGGCTGGCGGCCGCCGCCGCGGATCAGCATTCCGGAGTGGGCCGACCGTAATCGCATAAAGCCGCGAGGCGCCGGCAGCTCTGCTGGCGCCTGGCGGACATCCGACGTCGAGATCGCACGCGGGCCTATGCTCGCGATCACCGAGCCGGGCGTACACATCGTCACCTGCATGGTGGCGACGCAGCTGCTCAAGACGTCGCTGATCGAAAACACATTCGGCTTCCACGCCGACCTCGATCCCTGCCCGATGATGATTGTGCAGCCCAAGGACGAGGCGGCCGAGCAGTTCAGCAAGGAGCGAATTACCCCCTTCATCAGCGCGACGCCGGCGCTGCGACGGATCGTCGGAACCGGGAAGACCAGAAGCGCAGAAGAAACGATCAACTACAAGGCATTCCCCGGCGGCTTCCTGGCGCTCGTCGGCGCAGGTAGCCCGGACAACCTCGCGCGCCGGCCGCTGCGGATCATCTGCTACGACGAGATCGACAAGTACACGGTGACCCGTGAGGGCCTGGCTACGGACATCGGGGACGAGCGCCTCGCGTCGTTCGCCAATTGGATCTCGATCCGGGTCTGCTCTCCGACAGTCAAGGGCGAGAGCGCGATCGAGGCAAGCTGGAACGAATCGGACCAGCGTCGCGCCAGCATCGCTTGTCCGCACTGTGAGCATCGCCAGTTTCTTGAGTTCGAGCATCTGCAGTGGGAGAAGCAAACCGATACTGAGACCGGGCGCCGATCGCATCGCCCGGAGACCGCAGCCATCCATTGCGAGGGCTGCGGCGTCGTCTGGAGTGAAGCCGATCGGCGCCGGGCGCTGCTCACCATTCGCTGGCATCAGACCCGGTCTTTCGACTGCTGTGGCGAGCGCCAGCATCCGCTGGACGCGTACGGTGCCGCCTGGCGCGGAGGTCATGCTGATCCGGTGGCGACGGTGTGGGAGTGGTGGTCGGCCAACCGCTGGGCAGTTTACCGTGCACGCTGCGCGCATTGCGGCAAATGGGCGGTTTCGAATGAACATGCCGGCTTCCAAGCCAGCAAGCTTTACAGCCCGTGGGATCGCGATAGCCCGGTCGCAATCGCGAGAAAGTGGCTGGCTGCGCAAGGCATCGAGGATCGCCTTCAGCCCTGGTGGAACACCCAGATGGCACTCCCCTACCGGCGCAACACCGGCAAGGACATCTCGCGCGACGCGCTGGCCGCACGGTGTGAGGTTTGGCCGGCGGCGGTGCCCGACGGGGTCGCGCTGCTAACTGCCGGGATCGACGTCCAAGACTATCGAGTCGAAATCGAGATCGTCGGTTGGGGCCGTAACGAGGAAAGCTGGTCGATCGACTACCACGTCATCGACGGCGAGATGTCGCATCCCGCGACACAAGCGGCGATCGACGAGATCCTCGCCAGGGTCTGGCAGCGGGCAGACGGGCATCCATTCACGGTGCGCGCCACGTGCATCGACACTGGTGGCCACCATACCGACGCGGTCTACGAGTTCGCCAAGGCTCGCCTGGGCCGCAAGGTCTGGGGCATCAAGGGCGAAAGCGCCCGCACCGGATTTCGCAACCCCGTCTGGCCGACCAAACGGCCGACCTCTCGGACCAAGAAAACCTACCGCCCTGTCATCATCGGGGTCAATGCGGCCAAGGACTTCATCCGCGCCGCCCTGGCCAAGGGCGAGCCGGGGCCAGGCTACATGCACTTCAACGTCGAGACCGACATCGGCCGGTTCGACCAGCTCACGGCGGAACGGCTCGAGTACCATGGGCACGGTGCGCTTCGGCAGCGCAAGTGGGTGCCCATTCCGGGTCGCGCCAACGAGGCACTGGACTGCAGGGTCTATTCGTATGCGGCTCTCCATGGGCTGATGCACATGGGTCTGAAGCTCAATCGACTGGCCGACGATGTCGGCGCGGTCGAATCGTTACCGGCGGAACCGGCGCCCGCGGTTGAGGCCGAGACCAAGGTCGATGGCGCACCGCCTGCGGCCGCACCGCAGGAACGTGGGCCGAGCGTGGTGACCACCGGTACCGGTACGAAGAAGCGATCGCTTGGATCGCGCCTTGCTCGAGGAAGCTGAGATGAGCGTATTCGACGGCATGCCCGCCGAGCAGCTTCGCGCGGCTCTGGCCTCCGCGCAGGTGGCCCTGATCGATCTGCAGACCGGGAAGGCCTATTCCTCGGTCAGCTACACCCAGGGCGATGGGGCAAAATCTGTTGCCCGCCGGGTGACCACAGTCGCTGAGGTCACGGCGCTGATTCAGCAGCTGCAGCGCGCCCTTGGCATCTGCCGCACCGGACGACGCCCGCTGAGGTTCGCATTCCGGTGAGCGGAGTGGTGCAGATCCTCGATGCGAACGGTCAGCCGATGGCTCGGCCCAAGACGCTGGCACTCGCCGGCGGCAATAACGTGCCCTACGATGCGGCCGACCGCTCCGGCGCGCACATGCGCGAGTGGCAGCCGTACCTGTGGTCGCCCGACGGCGAGCTCAATCCCTGGCGCGATACCATCGTCGCGCGCATGCGGGACCTGGTCCGCAACGATGGCTGGGCATCTGGCGCCGTCACGAGGATCCTGGACAACGCGGTGGGCGCCAATTTCCGGCCGATCGCCAAGCCCGATTACCGGGTGCTGGCCCAGATGACGGGCATTAGCGCGTTCGACGAGACGTGGGCCTACGAATATTCGAAGGCGCTCGACGCCAGTTACCGCACCTGGGCAACTTCGCGTGGCCGTTATTCGGATGTGCAGCGTCGTATGACGGTGCCGCAGATGTATCGCCTGGCTTTCCGGCACAAGCTGATCGACGGGGACGCGCTGGCGATGCTCCAGTGGCGCATCGACCGCGTCGCACCCGGGCGAGCCCGGTATGCCACCGCTCTGCAGATGATCGATCCCGATCGCCTTTCGAACCCGATGTACGTGTTCGACCAGCAGAACCTGCGGGGAGGCTGCCAACTCGACGAGGATGACGTCACGGTCGGGTATCATATCCGGCGGGCGCACCAAGGGGACTGGTTCTCTGCGGCGAAGTCGCTGGAATGGGACCTGATCGAGCGGGAGACCGAGTGGGGCCGGCCGGTCATCGTCCACGATTTCGACGTCGAGCGTGCCAATCAGCACCGGGGCGGCACCGGCATTCTCGCGCCGGTGATGGCCCGGCTCAAGATGCTGTTCCGGTACGACGTCGCCGAACTCGACAGTGCCATCCTCAACGCTGTGTTCGGCGCCTGGCTGGAAAGCCCTTTCGATCAGGAGTTCGCCGAGGAAGCATTCAGCGGTGGCAGCAATGTCGGCGCCTACCAGGACGCGCGGCTCGACTATCATGACGAGGCCAAGATCCGCATCCCCGGCGCGGGACCGCAGCTGCCGAAGTTGTTCCCCGGTGAAAAGGTCAACTTCGCCGACCCGAAGCGCCCCTCGGCCAACTTCGGGATCTTCGAAAAGGCGGTGCTGCGGAACGTCGCCAGCGCCGCTGGGATGTCCGCGCAGCAGGTCAGCAACGACTGGTCGGACGTCAACTATTCGAGCGCGCGCGGGGCGATGCTCGAGTTCTGGAAGACCATGACCCGCCGCCGTGACGATTTCGCCGGCGGATTTTGCCAACCGATCTTCGGCGCCTTCGTCGAGGAGGTGCACGAAATCGACGATCTTCCCCTGCCCGCCGGCGCGCCGTCGTTCGAGGAGTTCCCCGAAGCCTATTCCCGGGCGAAGTGGATCGGGCCCGGCCGGGGCTGGATCGATCCGGTCAACGAGGTGAAGGGCGCGATCCTGGGCATGGATGCGGCGCTGATGGATTACGATGAGATCTGCGCCGAGCAGGGCATCGACGGCGACGACATGATCCTCGCCCGCAAGAATACCATCCGTCGCTTCAAGGAAGCCGGACTGGAGCCGCCGAGCTGGGCCGGGATGGGCCTCAATGAAGTGCCTGCTCAGCAGACGATCAAGGATCCCGAAGCCCAATGACGCACTTTGCTCACCTGGCGCAGCGGCTGTTTAACACGCCCCTCGCAATCCATCCGCGCAAGGCGGAGATCGCGATCGGCGCGCTCGCGGAGCGGCTCGGCATTGCCAGCATGGTTCGCATGGACGGCTCGGTGATCAAGCCCGGGGCCTGGTTTGACGACGACGACGACTTCACCGCCCGTCGCGATGCCCGGGCCGACCCCGGTTATGATGTGCTGAACGGGGTCGCAGTGATCTCGGTGATCGGCACCACCGTTCAGCGCCTGGGCTCGCTTCGCCCCTACAGCGGAATGACGGGCTACGACGGCATCCGCCAGGCATTCCTCACTGCCCATGACGATCCGGAGGTCAAAGCGATCGCCTGCGTCTACGACAGCGGAGGTGGCGAAGTCGCCGGCTGCGCCGATCTTTCCGACACGATGTTGGAAATGCGCGGTAACAAGCCCTGCTGGTCGATCCTGTCGGAAAACGCCTACTCGGCCGCGTATTGGCTGGCCAGCACGGCCGATCGCGTGATCGTGCCGCGCACTGGCGGCACCGGCTCGATCGGGGTCATCTGCATGCACGTCGACTGGTCGGAGGCCCTGGCCAAGGCAGGTCTGAAGGTGACCTTCATCACCCCGGACTGGGCCGAGCGCAAAGCTGACGGCCACTCGGAAATCCCGCTGAGCGCTGAAGCGCTCGCCCACTTCCGGGCAGAGATCGAAGCAATGGGCGATATCTTTGCCGACGCGGTCGCGCGCGCGCGCGGCCTTTCCACGGACCAGGTGAAGGCGATGAAAGCCGGCACCTTCATGGGCGCCGCCGGCGTCACTGCCGGCCTGGCCGATGCGGTGATGGCGCCCGAGCAGGCTTTCGCTGCCTTGCTCGCCGAAACCGCCTGAACAGAAACGGAGATATTCCATGTCGAAGAACACCCTGGCGACGGGAACGTCCCCGTTCGCCCACCTGATGGCCGGCTTCCGCGGCAAGCGCGCCGAAGAAGACAAGCCGGAGGACGACGAAGCCCGCAAGGCTCGCCGCGCCGAAGAAGACCAGAAGCGCGAGGAGGAGGATGCTCGCCGCGCCGAGGAAGACGAGCGCCGCCAGGAAGAGGATGCCCGGCGCGCCGAAGAGGACGGCGATGATGACGCCGACGCCAGCGCGGGCGACGGCGACGACGAGGATCAGGACCCTGAGAAGGATGCCGAGGACAGCGAACCGGACGACGACGAGTTCGACGAGAAGGGCAAGAAGGCCTTCCGCCGCGGCCTCGCGCTCGGCCGCGCACGCGAAAACGCTCGGTGCGCGCGGATTTTCGCCGACCCCGCCGCTGCTGGTCGCGCTGCGCTGGCCGCGACCCTCGCCTTCACGACGCGCAACACCAGCGCCGCTGCTGCTCGCATCATGAAGGCGACCGGTGCGGAAGCGCCGGAGAAGCCGCGTGGCCGCAGCCTCGACAGCCGCATGGGCTCTCGGACCGAAGCCCGCCCCGGCAGCGAAGGCGGCAAGTCCAACCCCAGCTTCGCCGAGAAGTCCTTGGCCGTCATGCGCAAGCTCGGCCGCGCCTGATCCCGTCACTCCAGGAGTAAATCCCCATGACTCTGACCCCGACCAACTACGGGAATAACCCGTTTCAGCCCGGCGTCGCCCAAGACGCGTTCATTCCCGACCAGCTGCTGGCTGGCGATCTCAAGGTCGTCACGCATTCCCGCACGATCACCGGCGGCGCTGCGCTCAAGCGTGGCTCGGTGCTCGGGAAGGTGACGATCGGCTCCATCGCCAATGGCGTCGTCACTGGCACCGGCAACGGCACACTGACCGTCCCGGTTGCGGGCGCCAAGTGCAAGGTCGGCACCTATACCGTGCGCATGAAGTCGGCGACCACGTTCGACGTCATCAACCCCAACGGTGTCCAGATCGCCGAGGGTTTCGCCCTGGGTGCCTACACCGATACCGAGATCGGCTTCACCATTACGGCGGGCGGCACCGCATTCATCGCGGGCGACACGATCGCTGTGGTCGTATCGGCCGGCTCGGGCGGCTACAAGCTGGCGACTGCGGCTGCCACCGACGGCTCGCAGGATCCGGTCACGCTGCTGGCCGATGATGCCGACGCCAGTGGCGGCGATGTCACCGGTGCGATCTACGGCATGGGCGAATTCAACGGCAATGCCGTCACGCTCGGCAGCGGCATCACGCTCGCCGCCGCCACCACGGCGCTTGAGGCCCAGAACATCTACCTCAAGACCTTCGTCACTGCCGCTGATCCGAGCTGATCGCAGCCCAATCATCAACGCCTTGAGCCCGCCACTGGCGGGCTTTTTCTTGGGAGCCCGTCATGGCTGACAATCTTTCCTACACGACCGCCGAGCTGGTTCAGGTCGTCCCCAACCTCAAGACTTCGCAGAACTTCCTGCTCGACATGTTCTTCCCCAACATCGTCGAATACGACACCGAGGAAGTCGCGATCGACATCGACGTCGGCCTGCGCCGCATGTCGCCATTCGTTTCGCCACTGGTCGAGGGCAAGCTGGTCGAGCAGCGCCGCTACGTGACCAACAAGTTCAAGCCCGCCTACATCAAGGACAAGCGCGCGCCGGACCTGCGCAAGCCCGTCCGGCGCCAGATCGGCGAGCGCATCGGCGGCGAGCTCACCGGCGAAGAACGGATGATGGCCAATCTCAACTTCGAGATGGCTGACCAGGTCGACATGGTGAACCGCCGACTCGAGTGGATGGCGGCCTCCGCCCTCACTTCGGGCACTGTCACCATCACCGGCGACGGCTTTCCCACCACGCTCATCGATTTCGGCCGGGCCGCGGCGCTGACCATCGCCCTGTCGGGTTCGAACCGCTGGGGCTACACCCTCAATGCCGCCGGCCGCGACACCAACATCGTGGGCCAGATCGACGCGTGGGGTGCGACCATTCTGAAGCAGTCGGGCGCAGTGGTGACCGATATCGTCTTCACCAACACGCCGTGGAAGATCTTCATGCAGGCCGAAGGCGTGCAGGGCGCAATTTTTTACCCGGATCTCGCCAGCAAGGGGAACGAGATCAACCCCGGCTCGCAGATCAATAAGGGCGCGGTCTATAAGGGCCGCTGGGGGCAGTATGACCTCTGGCTCTACAATGACTGGTATATCGACGCGAACAACGTCGAACAGCCGATGCTGCCCGACGGCAATGTCATCATGTCCAGCGGCGACGCGCTCATGGGCACCCGCGCCTTCGGCATGATCATCGATCCGCGCTTCGCCTACAAGGCGATGGCCTACGCGCCGAAGACCTGGATCCAGGAAGACCCGGCGCAGACCATCATCATGCTCCAGTCGGCACCGCTGGTCATCCCGAGCCGGGTCAACGCCAGCTTGTGCGTCACGGTTATCTGACACTTCTCCCACCTCTCGCGCCCGGCCTCGGCCGCGGCGCGGGTTCTTTCCAATCCCTTCCAGGAGCCTGTCATGGCTGCATCGAAAAACGCGACGACTTCCGGCACTTTCACCGTGGCTCCGGGCCGCACCGTTTCCACCCCCGACGGCGACAAAGGCCCGGGTTCGCAGGTCGACCTGGCCTCCGACGAAGCGGAGCGCCTGCGCTCGCTAGGCTTTCTGCTGTCGGATGATGGCAGCGTCACGATCAACGCCGACGGTCCGGCCGTGAATGTTGAGGACGGCGTCCGCGTCGAGCCGAAGCAGTGATCAACTGGGATGACCTCGTCCTCGGCCCGGTGATGGCGGAGTTCGGGGAAGAGGTCATCCTGATCCCGCGCGGCGGCGCTCCCATCATTATTTCGGACGCCGTGGTCGACGAGGAGAACATCGACGCCATGATCGACCAGGATGGGCAGACGGTGAATCTGCCCAAGCCGGTCATCGGCGTGCGCGCCGCCGCGCTCGGCGGCTACGACCCGAAGCAGAACGACCGGGTCACCGTCACCCGCACCGGGCGCAGCTACATCGTCAAGAATCCCAACCCTGACGGCCACGGCCACATCCTGCTGCTGCTGCAAAGGACTGGGCCATGATCTCGACCGACTTGCTCGACCTGGTGGTCACCGCGATCGGGACGTCGACGGACGCGGGCGCGCGGGTCTATTCTCCCGGCGACTGGCCGGCGATGGATGAGAACCTGCCGCTGCTGAAGGTCCGGCTGCTGCGCGAAAGCCGGCAGAGCATCGCGCGCTCCGGCGCGCCACAGTTCACGACGACGGCCACGATCCGCATTATCGGCGAGGTTGCCGCCTACGCCGCCGAAGACAATGCCGGCGCCAGCGTTGCCCAGGCCGCGGCCTGGCAGCTCAAGCGCCAGGTCGAGGTTGCGGTGATCAACTCCTCGCCGCTGTTCGCGCAGATCCAGCAGATTGCCGCGATGCGATCGGACGCCGCGTTTTCGGCCGAGGGCGACAAGCACATCGCCGGGATCCAGATCGATCTCGATATCGAATTCTACGAGGGTCCGGAGGAATTCGCCCCCATCGCCGACGACGACCTTTCTGAGGCTGACCTCAGCGCTTCGAACTACTCGCCCATCGCGGTCATTATCCCGCTCATCTGAGGAGACACGCATGCGTGTTGTCGCTGTCCCGGGCCGCCTCGTGCGCGATCCGGCCACTCTCCGCGTCATTGATGACGCCGGGATCGAAGTCGATCCCAACAACGTCATCTGGGCTCGCATGATTGCCGACGGCGACGTCCGACGCGTCGACGTCCCTGAACCCGAGCTCGAGCCGTCGTCCGACGCGCCGGCGTCCAAGGAGTAACCGGCGATGCAGTTCAACAATATTCCAGCGAACCTGCGGGTGCCCCTGTTCTTCGCCGAACTCGACCCGCGCTTCGCCAACACGGCCGCGCCCGCCCAGCGCACACTGCTGATCGGACAAATCGCCGGCAGTGCGACCCTGGTCGCCAACACGCCAACCCGGATCATCTCCGCAAGCGATGGTATGGCGGCCGCTGGCGCCGGCTCGATCCTGGCCGGCATGATCGACTTCTATCACCGGAATGACCCCATCGGTGAGCTCTGGGTGCTGCCGCTGGCCGACAACGGCGCCGGCGCGGCGGCCACGGGTTCGGTGGCGTTCACCGGCCCCGCCACCGCAGCGGGCACCCTGCCGCTCTACATTGCCGGCCAGAACCTGGCCGTCGGCATCAGCGCCGGCGATACGGCGTCGGCGATCGCCACCGCCGTCGCCGCCGCAGTTTCCGCAGCCGGCCTGCCGGTCACCGCTGCCGTAACGACAGGCACAGTCAATCTGACCGCCCGAAACAAGGGCCTCGCGGGCAACGACATCGACATCCGGATGGCCTATCTCGGCACCGCGGGCGGCGAAGTGGTACCGGCCGGTGTCGGCGCGACGATCACCGCCATGAGCGGCGGCGCGACCAACCCGGTGCTGACCAGCGGCCTCACGGCGCTCGGCGACCAGGGCTTCGATTTCATCGTCAGCTCACTGACCGACAGCACGTCGCTGGACGCGATCAAGGCGTTCCTCGCCGACAGCACCGGTCGCTGGTCGTCGCTGCAGCAGATCTACGGCCACGCCTTTGCAGCCTACAAGGGCACGGCTGGCGCGACAGCCTCGTTTTGCGCTGGCCGCAACGACCAGCACCTGACCGTGGTCCCGTACAACGACTCCCCTTCGCCGAGCTGGGCGTGGGCGGCGGCGCTCGCAGGTCAGGCCGCCGCAAGTCTTCGCCTGGATCCGGCGCAGCCGCTGCAATATCTCGCGGTCGCAGGCGTGCTCGCGCCGCCGATCGCCTCTCGCTACACGCTGCCAGTCCGCAACTCGACGCTGCTCTACAGCGGCGCGACGACCTGGTTCGTCGACGGCAATGGCGCGGTCACGATCGAGAACATGATCACCACTTACGTGACCAACAACCAGGGCGCTCCCGACAATTCGTATCTCGAAATCGAGACGATGTTCACGCTGGTCTACGTGCTGCGCTTCCTGCGCAACCGGGTGCAGCTGAAGTTCTCGCGCGTGAAGCTGGCGGCTGACGGCGTGCGACTGCTGCCCAACAGCAATGTCGTGACGCCGGCGGTCATCCGGGCCGATCTGATCGCAGCCTATCGCGAGCTCGAGGAGGCCGGTTTCGTCCAGAAGTCGGCCGCCTTCGCTGCCGGGCTGATCGTCGAGAAGGACGCAACCAACCCGAACCGCGTGAACGTGCTCTGGCCGGGCACGCTCATCAACCAGCTGCGCCAGTTCGCGACGCTGATCCAGTTCCGCCTGATCTGAGGAGGCATCCATGGCCGACAACCGCCTTGCAGGCACACTCTACATCACCATCGACGGCCGCTCTTATGCGGTGGCCGGAGAGGGAACCTACCTCGTCAGCTCGACGACGCGCGAAACGCTGGCTGGACAGGATGGCATCCATGGTTTCTCGGAGAAGCCCGCAGCCGGTCACATTTCCTGGCGCGGCCGCGACAGCGCCTCGCTGTCGATGTCAGACCTCAATTCCGCCAGCGACGTGACCGTCGTCGCCCAGGCCGCCAACGGCAAAGCGATCGTCGGCCGGAACATGTGGCGCACCGGCGATCCGGCCGAGGTGAACACCGAGGACGGCACCTATTCGATCCGCTTCGAGAGCGCGGACGTCACGGAGAACTGACTATGCCCGAAACCGAAATCGCCGCCGCGCAGGAGCTTCCCGAGGCTCTGGTCGTCATCCTGCGCTCGCCGGTCGAATACGCCGGACAAACCTATACCGAACTCAGTCTCCGCGAGCCCACCGCCGACGAGTGGTCGAAGTTCAGCACCAAGGATGGCGTCGAAGCCGACATCGCCGGCGTCTCGATCGTCTCGGGTGTGCCGGAGATGGCGATCCGCAAGATCGGCGCCCGGGATCTGCGCGTCGCATCGAAGTATCTCGCCGGTTTTTTGTCCTAGTCCCACCTGACCCGGGCCCTCACCTCGTGGCGCTGGCCCGGCTCTTCGGCAAATTTCCGGACGAGGTCGCGTCGCGACCCTGGTCAACCCTGAACCGCTGGCTGGAGTGGGCTGATGTCTGATCTCGCCGACCTTCGCGTCAGCATCACAGCCGACAATAAGGTCGAGAAGGGCGTCAAGGAAGCCGAGAAGCGGCTCGGCCAACTGCCCAAGCGGCTGAGCGACGTCAGCCGCCGCGCGATGAATGACAACGAGCGGATGATCGGCCGCTCCACGAAGTCGATCATCGGGTCATTCGCCAAGATCGAGCAGGCCACGGCAAAGGCACTCGGCGGGCGGTCGCTCACCTCGGGATTGGCCGGGCGCATAGGCGCGGTCGGTGAAGCCGCGTCGGCAATGGGCGAAGGCCTGGCCGGTGCCGCAACATCGGGCGGCCTGCTGAGCACTGCCATCGGCGGCGTGGCCGTTGCCGCCGGCGCGACAATTGCGGTGCTGGGCGCCGCCGCGGTCGCTGCCTACAAGCTCGCGACCGACTGGGCGAAGGGTGCGGCGCAGATCGGGCGCACCGCCGACATCATCGGCATGGGGACCAAGGCCCTGCAGGAGTTCGCGGCGGCTTCCGAGCGCGCCGGCGTCGACAAGAGCACTGCGATCGGCGCCGCTGGCAGCCTGTCGCAGACCCTCAACGACGCGCGCTACGGTCGGAACACCACGGCGCTCGAGGCGATGCGCCGCACCGGTGTCGAGATGAAGCTGAACAAGGATGGCACGGTGAATACCGATGCCATGCTCCCGTCGATCGCCGATGCGCTGCAGCGCCAGAACTCGAGCGGACGGCGCACGCTCGCTCGCGCGCTCGGCATTCCCGACGCGGCACTGCCCGCCTTCACACAGGGCGGAAAGGCTCTGTCGGCCGACATGCGCGACACCGACAAGACGGCGAACGTGCTGTCGGACCGCGAGATGGCCACCGCGACTAGGGTCGCGCGCAAAGGCGTCATGCTCGGCCAGCTCGGCGAGCGGGCCTGGAGCAAGGGCCGGGGCGCGCTGGCTGAACATGGTGAGGGCGCGATCGACGTGGCGCTCAGCAGCGCCCGCGCTATGTCCGAAGTGGTCGACAGCGACTTCAAGCCGGCGGCAAAGATGATTCGCGAGGCGGCGGAAAAGTTCGTGGCCGCGTCGAACCAGGCATTTCGAACCGTCGACACCGGGATTGGCGATCTTGCCCACCGCATCGAAACGCTGGGCGAGCGCTCGAAGCAGTGGATGGTCAGCCCCAAGGGCGCGCGGGGCGTCATGCAGGTCATGCCCGGCACAGCGCGCCGGATGGCCTCGATGCTGGGCGAGAGGTTCGACGAGCAGCGTTACCGCGCCGACCCCAAATACAGCCGCCACCTGGGCGGCGCCTACCTGGATTGGCTCGGAAAGCGCTACGGCGGCGACCAGGTCCTGACCACCGCGGCCTACAATGCGGGCGAGGGCAATGTCGACAAATGGATCAAGCGCTTCGGCGACCCCAGGAAGGGCCAGATCACGGACGAGCAGTTCGCGAGAAGCATCCCTTTCAAGGAGACACGGAATTACGTGAACCGCGTCGTGCTTGAGGTGCACCTCCTGAACGCGCCACCCGGCACCCGAGCCGTCGCGCGCTCGAAGGGCGCGGTCAGCACGGCAATGCAGCACTAGCCTGAAGGACGTCTGTTATGCTGTTGCCAGCGTCCTTCAGGGGCGTGCCGTTCGCCGTAACCGCCTCCGAAACCTCGGGCGGCCGTCGGATCGCGCTCCACCAATATCCGGGCCGAGATAAGCCATGGGCCGAAGATATGGGCCGTTCGGCTCGCCGCTTTCGCTTCCAGGGCTTCGTCCTCGACGGCGACGTCAAGTTCGGCGGGTTGCCGGTCGTGCTCCAACGCGCCACGCTGGTGCGCGCGATCGAGAAGAAAGGCGCCGGCACCCTGACGCATCCGACGCTCGGTGTGCTCAAGGTCTGTGTCGAACGCGCCTCGATTTCTGAGGCGCTCGACGCTCGCAACCGCTCGGACATCGAGATCGAGTTCGTCGAGGCCGGGGAGAAACTGTTCCCAGGCAAGGACAAGCTCAGCACCGCCGCAAACAATCTGCTCGGCAAAATCCAGAAGGTGGCGTCGGTTGCCCTGAAGGCAGCTGCAGCGATTGAGGGTGTGGCGGCGATTGCCAGCACGCTCGGGATCAACCCTCTGCGGTCCAGTTCGACAGCTGGCGCAGCGATGTGGAAGCAACAGGTTGACCGCCTGGCGCGCGATGCGACTGCGCTGACCCGCCTGGTTGCGCAGCTGCCCGGAGAATTCGGGCGCTTCAATTCGGGCGGTAATGCGGGCGTCGGCGGATCAAACGCCAGTCCCTATGCTGACACGACCACGGTCTCGGACTTGGTGGAGCTTGCATCGGCATCGCGGACCACTGTGCTTAACGCATCGTCCGCATTTGCCGACGCGGTGGACGCCGCTGACCTGTCGAATGCCGTTGGTATTCCGCCCGCGATCTTCGCAATGATCGATGCGCTGGCCTCGGCGTGCGCAGATCCGGCGGACGCGATTCGATTGATGGTTGGGGTGATCCGATTGTCACTGGAACCGCAGTCCCGATCGCAGGCGCCGGCTATCTCCACCCTTGTCGCGCGGGCAGCAGCAGCGGCGCTGACTGATGCCATCGGCCAATATCAGCCATGGAGCGCGGACGATGCTGCCGCTCGCATTGCCGCTATCGGGCCAGTCCTCGAGGACCTCGCGCTGGAAGCGGCGGACGCGGGCAATGACGCGAGCTTCGCCGCGCTGCTCGATTGTCGCGCCTCGATCGTCAACGACCTGCGTGATCGCGGAGCCACGTTGCCGCAGATCCGGACGTTCAACTTCGGCGCGCCCCTCCCAGCGCTGGCCTTGGCCCAGACTGTCTACGGCGATCCCACTCGTGCTGATCAGCTGGTCACGCAAATCGCGCCGCCGCACCCGCTGTTTCTTCCAACCCGGTTTCAGGCGCTGGCCTCGTGACCGATCCCGAAATCATCGTCGCGGGCTCGACGCCGAAAGCGGACCCTGCAGATCTCCGACTGGTCATCGCTGACGGAGACTTCGCTGGCTGGGAGGATGTCGAAGTATCCCTCCGCGCTGAAGCGTTCCCGAATAGCTTTTCCATCGGCGCCAGTCTTCCTCCCGGCACTTCCATCCCTGTTAACCCGGGGGACCCCTGCACGGTGATTTTGGGCAACGACCAGGTGCTCGATGGCTATGTCGACCATGTAGAAGACGGCGGCACTGCCACGGGCCACCGAATCGACATCGCGGGCCGCGGGAAAACGCAGGACCTGGTTGACTGCTCGGCCGAGTGGCCGTCCCATCAGCTGATCAATGGCAACGCGCTGACGATTTCGAACAATCTGGCCTTGGCCTACGGGATTGCAGTTTCGCTTGGCGAGGGTGCCAGTGCCGGCGAAACGATCCCGGCCTGGCCCCTCAACTATGGCGAGTCAGGTGCTGACATTATCCAGCGGGTTGCCCGCAATGCCAACCTACTCGTCTACGAGGACAGTCACGGGCGCCTTATCCTTGCCCAAGTGGGGACCAAGCGGGCGGCGAGCGGTGCGTCATTCGGCGAAAACGTGGAGGCGTGGTCGTGGTCTCGATCGATGAATCAGCGGTTCTCGGACTACGTCTGCTGCGGGTCCGCCATCGACGCGACCATGGAGCTGCCCGGCGGAACCTTCTTCGATACCGAGCACGATCCGGGTGTGCCGCGCCATCGGCTGACCCACCTGATCCTCGACCAAAGTGCTCAGCAGCCGTTCGATTACACAATCAAGCGGGCGAAGTGGGAAGCGGCGCGCCGCGCCGGGCGCAGCCAGGTCGCGATGGTCACCGTGGACAGCTGGCGCGACAGTGCCGGGGTTTTGTGGACGCCCAATACCTTGGTCCCGGTCAAGCTGCCTGGCATCTCGCGGGACCTGGTTATTGCCGAGGTTCGCTTCCATCGATCCAACGAGACAGGCACCACTGCCGAATTGGTGATGATGCCGCGGGAGGCCTTCACGCCAGAGCCGATCACGCTGGTCCCGGCCAATTTTTCTGATCTCACCGCGCCCGGTGGCGGGGGTAACCAGTGAACCCCCGCCTCCTCGCGAACATTTTTGGCCTCGGGCGGATTTCGCTGGCTGATGACACCGATGAGCTGCAGCAGCTGCAGATCACCGAGAAGGCATACGGCACTGGCTTTATCGATCGCATCCTCGACAAGGTGCGGCGCCTTACCGAGTTCGGATTTACGTCCGTTCCGCCGGTCGACGCCGAGGCGGTGATGATGCGCTTCGGCGCCGATCGAGGCGGTTCGGTGGTCATCGCCACCAGCCATCGGCCATCGCGCCCGCGTAATCTCAAGCCTGGCGACACCGCCGTCTACGACGTCCGCGGCGCTATCCTGAAGTTTACCGACACCGGCACCATCCTCGACTGTGCCGGCCTCCCGCTGGTTATCCAGAACGCGCCCAAGATCACCCTCGACAGCCCGGAAATCGACATCACCGGGGATCTGAAGGTCGGGGGCAACATCGTCCTTGAAACCAACGGGACCTCGATCGACGTCAAAGCCCTGCACGACGCCTACAATGCCCACAAGCATACCGGCGTGCAGACCGGCGCCGGTTCAACCGGCATCACGGACCAGACCACATGACCGACATCATCACCGGTTGGAGCCCGTCCCAAGGGTATGGGGATTGGCTGCTGGATCCGGGCGCCAGCTCACTGTGGGTCGACCAGGCCGGTTCGCCGATCGTCGACCAGGCTGGCGCCCCGATCGACGCGATCACCACCGGCGATCCGGCGATGCAAAATGCTGGAGACCTGGGGACTGCGGTGTTGATCAGCCTGTTCACCGATGCCGCTGCAGAGGATGATGACTTTCTCCCGGACGGCAGCGCCAACCGGCGCGGATGGTGGGGCGGCACGATCGGCTCCAAACTGTGGCTGCGCCAGCGCGAGAAGCCGACCCAGCGCCTCCTGGCGGTCGTCAAGGCGGACATCGAAGATGCGCTTGCCTGGCTGATCACCGATGCCATCGCGTCCCGCATCGACGTCCTCACCGAATACCCGCGCCCCGGCATGCTGGGCGCGCAGGTCACTATCCACCGGATGGCCGGCCAACCGCTTTCGCTGCGCTTCTCCCGCCTCTGGGACACGATCTGATGCCCTTTCCCCGCCCCAACCTTTCGACGCTGCGCGCCCAGGTCGCTGCCGACATCGCGGCAGGCCTGCCCGGCGTCGATGTGCTGCTGCGGTTCGCCAACTTGCGGATCGTCGGCGATGCCCTCGCGGCCATGGTCAATGGCCTCTACGGCTACCTCGACTGGATCGCGAAACAGGCAGTCCCGTTCACCGCGACCGATGAATACCTCGAAGGGTGGTCCGCGCTCAAAGGAGTCACCCGCAAGGCGGCGGTTGCGGCCTCCGGGACGGTGACCTTCAACGCCGCCGGCGGAACGCTGCCTGCAGGCGCGTCGGTCAGCCGCTCCGATGGTGCGACCTTCATCGTGGCCGCGGACGCCGCAGCGGCCGGTGGCCATGTCGTCGCGACGCTGGTGGCGGCGCTGCCCGGTGCAGCTGGAAACACTCCGGTCGGAACGACGATGACCATCGCCAATGCGATCCCCGGCATATCGTCCGCCGGCACGGTTACGGCAACCATCGCCGGAGGTGCGGATGTCGAGCGCGACGACGACCTGAAAACCAGGATGATCGCGGCATATTCGAACCCGGGCCAGGGCGGGGCGGCGGCCGACTATGTCACGTGGGCCTTGAGTGTGGCCGGCGTGACCCGCGCCTGGGCCAGACCGAATCTCTACGGCGCCGGCACCGTCGGTGTGATGTTCATGATGGATGACGCCGAAGCAGCCTTTGGGGGGTTTCCCCAAGGCTCCAACGGCGTTGCTGCGGATGAGGTTCGGGGGATCGCCGCCACCGGTGATCAGCTGGTCATTGCCAATGCGCTGTTCGACCTGCAGCCGGTGACCTCCCTGGTCTATGCGCTGGCGCCGGTTCCGAACACCATTGCCATGACCATCGCCGGTCTGTCGGCGGCCAGTCCGTCAACCAAGGCAATCATCGCGGCCGCGTTCGCCTCGGCGCTTCGCGCCAGTGCCACGCCGGGCGGCGTGACGCCGCTGAGCACGATCGAGGCCGAAATCGCTGCAGTCAGCGGCGCGTCCGGCTTCGTAATCACCGCAATGACCGCATCCGCAGGTTCAGTCACGCCGGGTCCCGCCGGCAACATCACGTCGAACGCCGACGCGCTGCCGGTTCCGGGCGCGATCATCTACACGTGACCACGCGCACCGCTGCCGACTATGCAGGAGCGCTCCGCGCGCTCATGCCGACGGGGCGGGTCTGGCCCTCAGACCCGAACACTGATCAGCAGCGCGCGCTGGCCGCTTTGTCGAACTTGCCGGCCAGGCTGGACCGGGCGGCCGACCACCTGCTCGCCGGCGCCTTGCCGGGCGACAGCCTCGATCTGCTGCCTGAGTGGGAGGTATCGCTCGGCCTGCCCGATCCCTGCGCTGGATCCGACCCAACCATCGCGGCGCGTGTCAATCAGGTCCGGGCGCGTTTCATCGGGAGCGGGGGCCAGAGCGTGCCGTTCTTCACTGCGTTCTGCTCGGCGTTGGGATTCACCGTTCAAATCGAGCCCTACGCACCGTTCCGCGTCGGCCACACCGTTGGCGAGCCCCTTTACGGCGACGACTGGATATTCGCGTGGGCGGTGAGGATCCTCGCCAGCTCCGACGTCGTCTCGATCGATGTCCTGCTGTGCGAACTGAACGCGCTGAAGCCGGCCCACACCTGCGTCTTCCTGATCTAGCGAGGCCTTATGTTCCGCATCGACCATGCCAGCGCGGCGCCCGCGCTTCCCACCCCTGCGCCTGAGGGAACCCCAGGCTATTTCACCGCCGGCGACCCAGTGCACGGCGAAGCAGCCACCGTGTTCACCGCCGACTTCGCAAACATGCTCCAGGAAGAGCTCATGGCCGTCGTCGAAGCCGCCGGGATCGAGCCAGACAAGTCCGCGCATAATCAGCTGCTCGAATCCATTCGAGAGCTCATCTTCGGGACCACGCTCGGGATTGCGCAAGCGTGGGAGGATGTCAGCAGCTCGCGAGTTTCGGGGACGGACTACGTCAACGACACGGGTCGGCCGATTCAGGTGTTCCTCTCATTTCCGGACACGGGCGTGACGCCAAGCGTATCGGCGCAGGTTAATGGGATCGTATTGTTCAACGGAACCTATGACGCGGGGGGGTCCGTTTCGGCGATGACCGCCTCCTTCGTCGTTCCCACCACAGCATCCTACAAGGTAACCTGGAGCGCTGGCACGCCAACTTGGTGCGAGCTGCGCTGATGGGCACGATTCCCTCCTACCCGCCTGCCGTGCAGCCATTGAGCCCTGACGACCTGATCCCGGTGTGGCAGGGCGGCGCCCAGAAGACGTCCACGGTCGAGGACCTGCTCAACTCAAATGCCAGCGGCGGTCTGGCACTGGCCACCCTTCAATATCCTGCGACCGCGCTGCAGGCTATTTTCGCAGGGGCCTTCGTCCACGTCGGCTATTCTGGCGGGTTTACGGTCGATCTGGCGTGGGCAGCCAACCCTGCGCTGTGGGCCAACGCATTCGCGATCGCGGATGTCAGTCTCGGTGACACCGGGATCCTGCAGTCGATCGGGCTGAACTCGGCCGTCACCATAACTGTGGGCGCCGCCCAGGTCTGGCTCAGCGATACGGTGCCCGGTGGCTACCAGACCACTCCTCCCACTGCAGGGGGCAGCATCGTGCAACCGCTCAGCCTGGCGCCGGCGGCGCCCGGCCACGGGATCTTGTTCACTCCTCTTCCTTGGATCGGACCACTCTGATGAATCGCATCGTCCATTACCTGGCCGGCATCCTCCTGGCTGGCCTCGCCCTCACCAACCCCGCCGCCGCCGGCACGCGGAAGCCATTGGTTATGTCGGCTGCCGGTCAGGTGCAGCCCATCCAGGCCAGCGACATCCTGGTCGTGGAATTCCCTCGTTCGGGCACGATTGGCAGCAACTTCAACTACCTGTTCAATCCGATCGGGCTGGGAGTGTGGTCGACCTCGGACAGTATGACGAGCTCGGCCACGCCGGGGACCAACATCCCGACCTTGTTCTCGGTGGAACAGTATTTCGGCGGATCGACCGTCAATGATGGCCGCAACGCCCTAGGCGTCGCGCTTCACATGACCTCGGCCACCAGCACGTCGAGCACCTATCCGTTCTTCGCCGCGCTGAACGTCGTCGCTGACACCGCCTACAATATCGGCGGCACCAACGTGGCGCCCAAAGGCTACCTGTATGGCGGCGGGACAGTCTGCCGCATGAAGTCCGGCGCTACCTACTGGCAGGCCTGCATCGGCAACGATTCCGAAGTGTCCGTCGAGACTGGCGCCAGTGTGGCTGTCAAGGCGGCCTATGCTGCCGGCAGCTGGCCGAGCGATGGCATGCACGGGAACGTGGTCGATGCCGCATACTGGATTTTCGCCGCGCCCGGCGGGGTCGGTTTCACCAACGGCATCCAAATTGATAACAACGGTGGTGCCGCACCGATCCCAACCAGCGGCACCGTCCTCAAGGCGCTGGGTGGGTGGACAACCACCAACGGCATTGACCTCTCCGGGATCACGCTGACCGGCAACCTGCTCAAGGGCGGCGGTACGGTCGCTCTCACCTCCACGACGCCGTCGACCTCGACCTCGACCGGCGTTCTCCAGGTCGCCGGCGGCATCGGCGTGGCTGGCGCTGCTTATTTCGGTGGCGTGGTTGTGCCTCCGACCTTCACCATCGCCGGCCTTCCAACCTGCAATGCGGGCCTGCAGGGCGCACGCGCCAACGTCTCGAACGGACAGGCCACCCCGGCATTCATGGGCAGCGTGTCGACCACCGGCAGCCAGTTCGCGCCGGTCGTCTGCATCAATTCCGCCTGGCTCTACGGCTGACCCACCGCCCCCCGATACCATTCGACCACGCCGCCTCCGGGCGGCTTTTTCATGCCCGGAGGAAAGTCCTTTGTCCGACGCACTCGATCCGCAAGTCCAGGCAGCCATCGTCAACGGTGGCTTCACCTTCCTGGGTGGAGGTGGCGTCGGCCTGTGGGGCTGGCTCCGCGGTCGCCGGAAGTCTGCCCAGGACCAGCGCTGCGAGCGGATCTGCGGCAGCATGGTTGCAGCGATGAAAGCCATGCTGGCCGCCATGGAAGCGTTGGGGCCAGCAAAACCCGGCCTGGCAAACGCAATCATCGAAGTGCGCCTCGAGATCGAGAAGGCGCAACGCTACCTGAACGGAGAGCCGGCATGACCCCTTTCGACACCTGCCTGGCGATCCTGCTGCGCGAAGAAGGCGGGTTCGTAAACGACCCGCATGACCGCGGGGGCATGACAAACCTCGGCGTGACCGCGCGGTCATGGATGCAATGGACCGGCGGCCCGGTGAACGAGACGCTCATGCGTGGTCTCACTCCAGCCATGGTGTCGCCGCTCTACAAGGCCCGTTATTGGAACGCAGTTAACGGAGACCGCCTGCCTGCCGGACTGAACCTCGCGGTTTTCGACTTCGCGGTGAATGCCGGACCCGCTGGCGCCGCGAAATTCCTCCAAGGCTGCGTCGGCGCCAAGCCGGATGGCCAGATCGGGCCGAAAACCATGTCCGCGCTCCAGCAGTGGGCCACGGCCCACAGCCTGGCCTCGGTGCTGGCCGACTACATGGATGCCCGGCGCGACTATTACCGCGGGCTCTCCGACTTTCCACACTTCGGCAATGGCTGGCTGGCCCGCTGCGACCGCATCGGGGCCGCCGCTGAGGCCATGCTTCGGCAACGCTGACGCCTGACCGCTTCGCCCTCCCCTTCGAAAGGACATTGCCATGACCGAGACCATCGTCGTCAACTCCACACCCACCCCCGACATCGTGATGGCACTTAGCCGCGACCTGCTAAAGGTGGCGGGCGCCGCTCTCGTCGCCCGCGGCGTCGCGAGCGACGGCATGCTGGAGGCCTGCGGCGGCCTTGTCCTGGCGATGGTGCCGATGGGCTGGACGCTGTTCGTGACCTGGCTTCGGTCCTCACGCTTCGCTGCGCTGGCCCGCGATCCCGACATCGTCCAGGTGGTTGCGAAGGGCGCTGAGGCGGTCGAGCACCGGCTTGCGCCCGCCGCTCCTGCCGCGGCCATGGAGCCCTCGCTGTGAAGCGCGTGTTGCTCGCCGCCAGCGTGGCTCTCGCGCTCTCCGGCTGCGCCGCAGCGCTCCAGAACGCAACGACGCAAACGCCGGTGCAGGTGGCTACGTTCGCCCAGGCCGAAACGGCGCTCGCCGTCGCCCTCCACGGCACCGCCGCCTGGGTGCGCGCCGCACACCCCACGGCCGCGACGCTGACCAAGATCGAGACCATTGAGGCGCGGATGAAGGCCGACGTCGCCCAGCTTCGGGCCGATCGGGCGGCAGGCAAGCCGCTGACCTTTTCGGCGCTCAACGTCGCGCTCGCCGAACTTGCCACCGCCCAGGGAGGAAACTGACATGGCCGATGTTCAAGCCATTGCCACCGAAGCGGCGCTAGTCCTGCAGGCGCTGGCTCCGGTGATCGACCTGGCCGCGCCGAGCGCCGCCCCCGCCCTGGCGCTGGTGACCAAACTGATCGGTGCCGCCGGCGCGGCCGAAGGTTCGGTCGCCGCTCTGATCAGCACCGTGAAGGCTGGGGAGGCCATCACAGCCGAGCAGGTCCAGGCTGCCGATGCGGCGCTCGATGCGGCGTTCGCAGACCTGGATGGAGCGATCAAAGACGCCGGCGCCGCGTGAGACGCATTCATTGCCTCGCCATGGTCGCCGGAATGCTTGCGATCACGCTGATCGCAGCCGTGCCAGCAATCCTCCCCCACGAAAATCCGCCCGCCGCATTCAAGGATCCCTGACGATGGCCAAGTCCGAACCTGACTACACCGCCACGACCGCCTGGCACGACCTGACCGTTGACTACCCAGAACTCAGCAACGCCACAGCCTTCATCCAGGATAAGGGGCCGGGGCAGCTGTTGGTCAACTTTTCGCCCAGCTCGTCCCAACCGACCGACAACTCGGGCGTCGTCCTTCAGTATCTCGACGCGATCACCGGCACGGCGGCCCACCTGTGGGTCAAGGCCGTCCAGGGCACGGCCAACGTAGCGTTCGGGCTGACCGACTGATGAGCGTCGTCATCAGCCTTTCGGCAACCGGCGCGAAGGTCAAGGACGTCACACAGACGGTCGACCCAACACTGACCGGTCCGCTCCTCGCCCTGACCGCCAAAGCGCTGTCCGGCACGCCAACATGGACCATCGACTCTCAGTCGGCCGACAACAACCTGGTCATCACGTCCGGGTCCCTTGGGCCAGTCGGTCCGATCGGCGCGGGCATTTCCCAGTGGGCGATCGTCCGCGCGACCTCCGGCAATGACTTTGTCGGCTTCAAGGTCACGCTCACCGGCGCCGGCACGGCCGCCAACCCGTCGCTCGATTTCAGCGACGGCAACAACAGCCAATACTTCCTTCTCGGTCTCATAGCATAAAGGAACTACGGTATGGCCGCTGGTCTTACTCAGGTCACCGTCAAGGACGGTGGCGCGACCCCGACTGCCCGCAGCGTCAACAACTATTCGAGTGACGGCAGCCCCGCAGGCAATCTTTCGCCCTGCTTCCACATCATCGACGGCGAGAACGAAACCCAGGGCGCCAAGGCTGATGCGCCTTACGCCGGCGGCGGCGGGGCGGCGACGCTTGTGGCGTTGCTCAAGGGCATCTGGAACCTGCTCGCCGCCGCGATCCCGGCCGGCACCAACATCATCGGCTCGATCCTCGGCCGCACCAGCAAGGTCCTCGTCTCACCCGTGGTCACGGCATCGTCGGTCTATACCGCAGGCAATCTCGTCGGCGGGAAGATGACCTTCTCCAACGTGTTCGACAGCGCCAACAGCGGCGTGCTCCAGTCGGTGCGGGTCCGCTGCAAATCGGTCCAGAGCATGAACCTCAAGCTCTATCTTTTCACGTCCGATCCGAGCGGATCGACGTGGACCGACAAGGCTGCCCCGGCGATTGTCGCCGCCGACATCCCCAAAGTAGTCGGCCCGTTCCTCCTCACCAGCGCTGACAATGGCCTCGGTACCGAGACCACCTGGGAGCTGGACGGCATCGGCGCGGCGATCGTGAGCGGTTCGGCCGACCTCTACGGCGTCATCGTCACGACCGGCACGCCGACCTTCGCCTCGACGAGCGACATGTCCGTCGAACTCACGACCATCAAGGACTGACGCGATGATCCGCCGCCTGATCCACCTGGTGCTGCTGCTGCTCTTCGCAGCGCAGCCCATCGCCGAGGCGTCCGCCTCTTCCATGAGCAACGTTGCGCCTACGGCGGCGGCTGCTTTCGAGCAGCTGCAGGCCGCGCCGGCGGCGCACCAGCAGAGAACCGGCATTGCGAACGGCGGTGCGCCGGCGCCCATCGCCGCGCTGCATCGTTCAGCCGTCCCGCTTACCATGCAGGACAGCGCAACGCCGCTGACCATTCGCCCGGCCGCACCAGCGACCGGCCCGCCGAGCCAGTATGCCGGCACCCGCCGAACCCTGCTCACGTCGCGCGCGGCCCGTCCGCTCGAGTACGTCGCGGCCGGCGGCTATGTGCCGTACAACAACCCCGGAACTGCGGCGACCGGCAGCACCACCACCCGCCAGGACCGCACTCGCCATCGCATCGGCGCCGCCGGCTTCACCTCCATGCAGGTGGCGGTCGGCAACTATTACGTCACCACGTCCAACGTCGAGACGAACCTCGGCGCGGTCACCGACCTGCAGGAATCGATCACCCTCAACGGGGTGACCAAGCGCCTGACCTTCTCGGGCGCGACGTCGACGACGATGACGGCCGGGCAGGCGATCGTCCTGTCCGACCCGGTCACGCCGGCCGACTTCGGCCTGACCGCGGACAAGACGCCCGGGCAGATGATGTATGTCGTCGTCCGCCGCACGGTGGCGAACGGCTCGCTCTACGTCACCGGCGCGCACCTGGGCTCGAATGTCGACCCCGCCGGCGAGCCCGCCGGCTCGATCAACGCCATCCTCTCCGACGACACCAACAACCAGGTGATGTCGGGCGCGGCGCTGGTCACCACCGGCGCCACCGCGGTCCCGGTCCAGCCACCGCTGGCATTCATCGGTCGCAGCCTGTGGGCGAACAAGTCCCTGCTGATCATCGGGGACAGCATCTTCCAGGGCCTCGTCGACGCCGGCACGGTCGGTATGGCGGACGGCTCGAACGGCGGCGGCTATCTCCTCCGCGCAGCCTATTCGCAGCAGGTCCCGTTCGCCAACATCGCGCGGTTCGGATCGCAGGCCCAGCACTTCACGTCGAGCAATTGGGCCAAGCGGTCGGCCCTGTTCCCCTACGCCCGGATCGCCATCAACGACTACGGCACCAACGATATCGCCGCCGGCTCGCGGACCTCGGCGCAGATCATCGCCGACAATCAGCGCATCCAGGACGCGATCAAGCCTCTGATGCTGCCCGGCGCGCGCTGGGAGCATCAGCTGATGCTGCCGCGCTCGACTTCGACCGACGCGTTCAAGACCCCGGGCAACCAGACCATCACCACCGGCTTCACGGTCGGCGGCACGCGCGATCTCGTCGTCTCGGGCATGTTGGCAAGCGTCGGCACCCATGGTCTCGATGCGACGTTCGACCTCAACCAGTACTTCGAGGACCAGGCCAACCTCGGCAAGTGGGTGACCGACGGGGTGACCAACTTCCTCAGCACCGGCGACGGCACCCATTTCTCCAGCAACACGGGCTCATCGGCAAGGGCTGCCGGCTACACCGCTACGCGCATGGCAACCTGGGGGGCAATGTGAGGCGCTTCATCAATCTGGCGAGCCCGATCGGCGGGGGATCGGGCTACAGCCCGGTCCCTGCTACGCTGGCGGCGGTCTATGCTGGTCCCACGACCTTCATGGAGATGCAGCGCGCTGGCAAGGTTTTCGGCCAGATCACCGCCACCGGCGGGACTGGCCCCTATGTCGCGCACGTCCGGTCGAACTCCTTCTACGGGGTCAACCCGACCGATGTCGACGGCCTATTCGACCTGCAGATCGACGGGCCCACCAGCGCCGGCAGCGATACGATCGTGGTCCGCGTGACCGATGCGCTCGGCGCCATCTTCGACCTGTCGATCCCGGTCACCCTCACCGCTTTCGACGAGAAGCAGATGGAGGGCCTGCTGCTTGACATCGACCCCCATGCGGTGTGGGGCGTCAGCGCGCAGGCGAGCATCAGCAGCATCACCGACGGCGCCTCTGGCTATGTGCTCCAGAAGCAGGGCGCGAACGCGCTCCAGTACAAGCCGAACGCGGTCACCGGCGGCGACGGCACGGCGCGCGGCTCGCTGGTGTTCACCGGCGGAAGCTCGGGTCCATACCTCGAGCTCACGGCCGGCGCGATCCTCAACTATTTCGCCACGCCCGGCAGCGGCATCGGCACCGGGCACCAGGTTCCGCGCGCCTATTTCGCGGTCATCAAGAACACCGGTACCGGCAGCATCGACCTGCTCTGCTTCGGCACGGCGTCGAAGCTGATGGAGATGCTGTTCACCTCCGCCGGACAGTGGAAGTGGAACAAGCAGAGCGATACCGGCACAACCGTCGCCGTTGCATCGACGGGCGGTAACCTTGGCTCCAACGAGGTGTGCGCGACCACCTGGTTCTACAGCGGACAGCGTTACGCCAAGTTCTGGAAAGACGGCATGAACGGCCCGGCTGGCGGCGAGTCGAGCACTCCCTACGGCGATGGTTCATGGTGGCAGAACGCCGGAGAGGACATGGGCTGCGCGACGTTCAGCGGCGCCTCGAACGGCCAGGCGACCCCGACCGCGCTGCGGATCGGGCTGCGCACCACCGGCACGACCGCCACCGTGTTCGAGCTGCTGCGAATCGGGATGCTGAACCGCCAGCCTGACGGCATCGAGCGCGAGGCGCTGGGCAAGCGCCTGGTGCAACTCTATGGAACCGCTGCCTATCCCTCGGTACCCCGGTTCGACACCGCTGGCTACGAGATCAAGGGCGTCGAGGATTTCGACATCAACCCGGTCGGGAACTGGGCGGAACCCAACAGCGGTGCGGGCAACACCGACCTCGAACCGACGCAATTTCCGGCAACGGCGGCGGGCAACGGATTGCTGGAAGGTGCTGGCAATGCGCCGTGGATCATGGATCCCCGCTATTCATTTGCCGCGCCGTACGAGTCGCAGCTATTCGGCTGGCGCCCCGGCGTGCTTATCCAGAAAGTCGATTTCACGCCAGTGGCGCTGCAAAGCCACATTGGCATGGAAACCGACAACTCGCAGTCGCCCTATCCAACCAACGACCCGGCGGCGCTGCCTCATGGCAGCCACTACACCTACATGTCGGGCAGCGTCAGCGCGCGCAACGCGCCGAACATGACGCAGCAATTCCCGACCAGCGGCACCCGTTTCCAGCTTCCATTTGTGGGCAAGGCAGGCGCTTACGCGGCAATGGGATGGGGGACGGGCCAATCGGGCCTCTGGCCGACCGACGGCGAGAACGACCCCCCCGAGGTGCTATCCTATGAGGAAGCCAACCTCCATTTCACCTCGCATTCCGACGATTCGGAGACCGGCAACGATTCCGCCAAGCCCGAGGTCATCTACGTCGGCGGCTTCACCGGCCAGCAGCAAGGCTACCGCACGGTCTGGTCCAAGATCATGCGCAGCCGGATCGAATACTACGTCGATAACTGCCTGGTCGGCTGGAACCCGATCACTTCCTCGATGGCCTCGGCGATGTTCCCGATGGCAACCGTCGGCGTTGGCACCTCCAGCCTTTGGGGCGGAAAGGGCGCGATGACCGACCCGTCGATCCTGCCGCTGGCGATCTCTCTCGACTACATCAAGGTCATGCGGCCAGTTCTGCCGGACATCGCTGCGATCAGCGTGACGCAGCAGTCCGAGGTGACCGCTTGGGCGAATGCCAACTACGGCAGTCGCGCCGCTGCGCCGGCCGCCGAAGTTGCTGCGCTTGATCGCTACATCTCCAAGATGAAGGCGGTGACGACGCTCGATCGGTTCTACAACGACAACGCCAGCGACCGGTCCCTGTGGGATCGCCGGAACCGGATCAGCTTCCCCGGGCTGGCGCACGCCGGCCACAAAAATGCCGGACTGTGGGATTTCAAGACCGGCACGCTGATGGCCGAAGTCGGCACGCTCGCCGTCAACGACGGGGTCAGCCTGGCCGGCAACGGCACCGACGCCGCTATCAACACCGGCTACGACATCGGCACTCAGGACGTGCTCGCCACGGGCAACGGGGCGATTACCAACTTCTCCGGCACTTTGCCTGCCGGCAACTGCGCGCAGAACCGGATCGGCTCAGCAACGTCGTTCAGCGGCGCGCTCGCCGGCAGCCATGTGAAGGGCGATGTCCGCGGCATGAACGTGTTCTCGGCCGGGCCTGGCACGCTGGCGACCGACGACGGCAACGGTCACCTGGTTTCAGGAACGCTCGCCATCGCGATCGCCAGCGGTGGCAGCGGCTACACATCGAACCCGGCGCTCGTCTACACCCCGCGCGCCGGCGTCACCGTTCTGAAAAACCCGGGCGGAGCCGTCATTACCCGCGTCGGCAACGTCATCACCGGGATCACCTATTCGTCGCCGCTGATCGCGGACGGCATTGTCGACGTGACCTGCACCGGCGGCGGCGGGACCGGATTTGCCGCGACGATGACCCCGCCGGTGGGCGGAACGATCGTCTATGCTACCGGCGCCTGGACGCTGAACTATGCCACGGCGCCAGCCAACGGTCAGCAGATCGTCGCCAACACCTATCGCTATGGCGGGCCGACCATCCGGGACCTGGCGCTGACCGTTGCGCTGACCGCGTTGCCGACGAACGGAAAGCATGTTGTGGGATCGGGCGACTTCGGCATCAAGCTCGATGGCAATGCCGGATCTGGCGTCACGTATTCACTCACGAACTTCACGTCCGGGACGCTGACCGTGAAAAAGCGCGGCAACATGAACGCGGCCAACCTGCCGGGTCTGTATACCGGCGCGCGCGCCAGGGCTGCGGTGGAGACGTATTGCGGCGGCGAAATGGTCTATTCCGGCTACCAGAACAGCTACCTCTCTGGTGCGCCGGCCGGCGACATCGCCGATTACACGCCAGGCAAGCCGTTCTATATCCTGGGCAAGAACGGAGCGTCGCCCGAATTCTCCGATGGTGCCTGCTGGTATTGGGACATCGGGGCGACGCCGTTCATGGAGGAGCAGCGCATTCAAGCCGCCCTGCTCACCGAGTTCAAGAACGCAGTCAATCCGAGCTGGCTGATCTAGCGCCGGCCGTTTGCCGCCCGCAGGTCGGGGTATCGAGTGGGGTATCGCGTTTTTGCAGGAGGGCCGAAAAACCCGGAAATCTGCGGCGTCGCCGAACCTGCGCGGCGGAGGGAGTATCCGCCGCGACCGCGCCAACTTTCCGCGAAAATGGGCGCTCGATAGTTTTTTCCGCCGCGACTGAGGGAAGTTTTCTGCCGGCCGGGCGCTACGCCGGCTTTCCGGAGGACGGGTTCTAGTCGGGATTCACCCTCACCGCGCTGCGGCTACTCGGCTGTCATCCGACACATCGCTCTCAACACCAGTCGGTCCGAGCATGTCTCCTGGGCCGTCGCCCTGCTTTCCATACCGCGGCAGAAGCGCGAACATAACGGAACCTTTATATGCTCTCAACAGCTGAGGCGAAAGCTGCGGCGCCGCGATCACGCGCGTGGAAGCTGTTCGATGGGCAGGGGCTATTCCTGTTCGTTGCGCCCACCGGCTGCAAGTCCTGGCGCATGAAGTACCGGCATGGTGGCCGGGAGAAGCTGCTGACGTTCGGGCGCTTCCCCGAAGTCTCGGTCAACGCGGCGCGTGCCCGGCGCGACGCGGCACGCGCACAGCTTCGCGCCGGCCAAGATCCGGCCCAGGCAGTGACTCAGATTGAGTCGTTCGAGGAACTGGCCCGCGCCTGGCATGATCACATGTGCCGCACCTGGTCGGCGACGCATGGAGCCGACGTGCTGGCTGGGCTCGAGCGCGACGTATTTCCTGCGCTTGGCCACCGCGCAGCCGCCTCGATCACCGCGCCCGAGCTGCTCGGCGTGCTTCGCGGGATCGAGGCGCGCGATCGTATCGAGACTGCGCGCCGGCTCCGCCAGCGGCTGAGCATGATCTTCCGCTATGGCACCGCCGAAGGCTTCCTGGAGGATGACCCGGCCGAGAAACTTGGAGCCGCGATGCGCAGCAGCCGCCCGCCCCGGCCGCACCCAGCGCTGACCGCGATCGAGGATTGCCGCGCGCTACTGGCGGCCTGCGACCATGTTGCCGGCGCTGGCAATATGGTCGCGCACGCCTCGCGCTTCCTCGCGTTGACCGCCGTCCGGCTGGATGCTGTCCGTGGAATGCGCTGGAACGAGGTCGAGGACCTGGACGGCCCCCAGCCACTGTGGCGCGTGCCGCCTGCGCGGATGAAGCTGAAGCGGGAGAAAAAGGACGAGGCTCGATTCGAGCATCTTGTGCCGCTGGCGCCCGCGGCGGTGGCGGTGTTGCATGCGGCAAGCCATTTGTTGCATCCGAACCGTGCAAATTTGCATTCTGGCGGTGCAGATTTGCATGCTGGACTGGTTTTCCCCGGTCGGAGCCCGACTAGTCCACTCGGCGAGCGCGCGATCGGCACGCTCTACGTCCGGGCCGGGTTCGCGGGCCGGCATGTGCCGCACGGCTGGCGCGCGAGCTTCAGCACGATCCTCAACGAGCAGCTCGGTGACGAATGGGCGCCGGCGATCGACCGTGCGCTGGCGCATAGCCCCAAGGACAAGGTGGAGGCCGCCTACAACCGCGCGCTCCAGCTGACCCGGCGCCGGCAGCTGTTCGATCGCTGGGCCGAGCTGCTCTGCGGCTGATCGAGATCCGCGCGGCGACGGATCTCGCCGCACCCCAATTCCAGGAGCACTCTATGACGAAAATGCGCGCGAAGCTGGTGGTAGGCTCGGTCTTCCCGTACCACGACCTGCAGACCGGCGAGACCAAGAGCGAGCAGGTCTCGTTCTATGCGGTCGCCAAGCCGAGCTACGCCGATAGCGAGCTGGACGAAGACAACACCTTCGCGCGGATGTCTCCGAGCGCATCGCTGCAGATCACGATTATGAATCCGGCGCTGCTGGATCAGTTCGAGCCGGGGCAGAAGTTCTACGTCGATTTCACGCCGGCGGCCTGACAAGAGAAAAGGGCCGGCCTAGCAGCCGGCCCTTTTCCGATTCGGTGCGCCGAAACGTGCCGAACCTCTCCTGGGCCCGGCCGGAATAACTTATCGACGCTCAGTGCGCCAGAGCTGCGCGTAGCGCGTCATTCATGCGCGCCTGCCAACCAGGACCGGTTGCGCGCCAGCCATCGATCACGTCTGGATCGAGGCGAAGTGTGAGCGAGCGCTTGGCACCTTCCTTGACCGAACCAATCGGCCGTCCGCGTTTCCCATTGCCAAGTGCCGCAACGATCTCCGGCGGGAGCACCTCTGTCGCCGGGCGGGCACGTGCGAAATCTTCCTCAGTCCATTCCGGATTGTCGTCGTCGAAGGCGACAGGCTTGCTTTTACTCATAGCGGCGCATCTCCTTTTCGTGAGCCCGGCGATAGCTGATCACGCGGACAGCATTGTTGCGAACGGTGAAGGCGAGGCAGCGGCCTTCGCCATTCGCCCGGCCGAAGGCGCGATAGCGCACCTCGCCGTAGTCGCGCCGGTCATCGATGACGATCACGGCGCTGGCCATCTCGAACTCCACCGCGTCCGCCAGCGACAGGCCATGCTTGGCGATGTTGGCGGCGTCCTTCGCGGTGTCGAATTCGATGTCCATGAATTTTGTGTAGTGGCGTTTTATTCGTCGTGCAAGTTATTTTTTGCAGCTACACGAAAATAACCCTGCGCGAGCGGGGGCCCCGGGTTGCAGCCCGGGAAACCGACGAGGGAGGCCTCGCCACGACACAGCTGGCCGACTGGCCGCCCCGCACCCGCGCAACGGGCGGGGTCTTCGTGGACCACCAATCCTTATGGAATCGCTAACCACCGTTCGTCCCGTATCTCCCGCCGCCGGTTATCAGGGCGGCAAACGCAACCTCGCCAAGCGCATTTGCGGCCTGATCGACCGCACTGCGCACGATGGCTATGCCGAGCCGTTCGTTGGCATGGGCGGCATTTTTCTGCGCCGCGCCGCCTGTCCCCGTGTTGAGGTCATCAACGACATATCGGGCGACGTCGTCACCCTGTTCCGTGTGCTCCAGGAGCACTACCCCTATTTCATCGACATGCTTCGCTGGCGGCTGGCGAGCCGGGCCGAGTTTCGCCGCCTGTGCGATCTGCCGGGCGATCGACTGACTGACCTCCAGCGTGCAGCGCGTTTCCTCTACCTCCAGCGGCTGGGGTTCGGCGGCAAGGTCAAGACCAGGACATTCGGCGTCGACAACCGGACGCCGGCCCGGTTCAATGTCGCCAAGCTGGAGCCGCTGCTGGCGGAGATCCACGAGCGGCTGGCCGGCGTGGTCATCGAGCAGCTTCCCTTTGCGGATTTCCTGCGCCGGTACGATCGGCCGGGGATGTTGTTCTACCTCGACCCGCCATACTTCGGCTGCGAGACGGACTACGGCGCCGGCGTGTTCGATCGCGCGGACTTCGAACGGCTGGCCGAGCAGCTCGCCGGCGGCCGGGCCAAGTTCATTCTCTCGATCAACGATACGCCAGAGATTCGGCGCACCTTCGCGGCATTCCACATTGCCGAGGTCGAAACGACCTGGACGATCGGGACCAAGTCCGGCGCCGAACCCCGCGCCGCTGAACTCGTGATCACCAACTTCCCCATCGATCTGGCGCCCTGACGGGCGCTGCGCGGGCCGGAAGCGCACCGGCCGGCGAACTGGCACGGGCTTTGCTCCTTCCCCCCTGGGAAGCCCCGGGGCGGCCGCGCCGCCCCGTTCGTCGGCGCCGCCGGCGGTGTGGTCTCTGGTTTTCGCTACCTCGGTTCGGGCGCGAGGGGGATCAAATCACGCATGGGGCGGTGAATATCGCCCCATTCCGCTCATGGATCAGAATGATCCCCCGGTCTCTCGCGCGGTGCCGGATTCGCACTCCAGGACCGAACGCCGGTCGATCGCCGCCGCCAAGCTCCGCAAGGTCTCGCCCAGGAGGCGGTCACCGTTCCAGGTTGCTTCGTGGCGCTCCCTGGCTGACAGGCCAGCAAGCATCGCCTCGAACGTCTCCCGCTCATGCTTACGCCGGTCCTCGTCGCAGGCCGGGGCAGGGGCCTTGCGGAAAAGCGCGCGCATCCAGTCCTTCACTGCGGCTGGCACCAGAAGCGCATAGGCGTTCGGCACCTGCTCGACCTGGGGCCCGCCCGGCTCAGGATCCTCGATCGGCCGCGAGCGCCGCATCCAGTGCAGGAAGCCTTCAGCGCGCAGGCGACACAGCGCTTCATGCACGGCGGAGTAGGACCGGCCGACTCCTTCAGCGATCGTCGCGATCGCGGGCTCGAGCCTGCCAGTGGCATAGTCCACGGTCTCGTAGAGCCAGCCCAGTACTTCCAGCCCGACCTCGCCCAGCACGCCGTTGCGCGCGCCCGGCTCGCGTTCCCGCCGTTCCCGCCGCGTGCGGTACTCGAGCGCGCGCGCCGCTTTCAGCAGCGCGCCTGTCCAGCGCCGGCCGCCGCGCGGCCGGCCGTCGTGTATCGGCTTCCATATCCGATCCTCGATCGTCCCCTCGGTGTAGGAGTTGCGCCAGACCTTTTCGCCACTGCGCCGGCTGTCACCCCGTTCCAGGAGGACGCGCGTCTTGCGGGACAGGGCTGTTTTCGCGATGCCGGCCGCGAGCAGCCCGATCGGCGTTGCGTCATGCGAGGCGGCCGTCATGCCCGGCCTCCGGCGATCAGCTTTTGCGCGGTCCCTCGACGAGGGTTTCCGGACCCTGAGCACCCTCCAGGAGCAAGTCCGCCCACTCCTGCGCCAGCTCTCGCCGGCGAGGCATGTAGGCGGCGCGATTGTAGCGCGATTCGACACCGGCTGGCTTGTGCGCCAGCATGAGGTCGATGATTGCGCGGTCGGCTGGCCGATCGAGCTCGATCGCACGTTCGTTCATGATCGTGCTGAAGCTCGCCCGCCATCCATGCGGGACGTGCATCCCGCCGAAGCCCGGCACGCGCCGGTAGTTCACGTTCAGCGCATTGTCGGTGAATGGACGGTGCGAGTGCCGGACGGACGGGAACAGGTATTTCCGGTTGGCGGCGAAGGCAGCTGCGACCTTCACCGTGGCCACAGCCTGGCGCGCTAGCGGCAAGATGAACTCGAACACCTCCTGTTCGGATTCCGCGCGGACGAGCTTCATCTTCTCGGCCGGGACGCGCCAGATCGGTGCCTCGGTATCCAGCCCCTCGAATTCGTGCATCTCGGCCAAACGAATCATTCCGGGCCTGGCCGCAGTCAGCGCCAGAAGACGCGAGGCCAGCTTCGTCGCCGGCTGGGCGGGTTCCGCCTCCATCGCGCGCAGAAACGCGCGACAATCCCTCAGCTTGGTCAACGCCGGCTGCATGCCCCGCACGATCGGCCTCAGCGCCCAGGCAACCGAGGCGGCCGGGTCGCTCTCCGCCAGCTGCAGGCCCATCGCCACCTGGAACACAGATGAGAAGCGCCCGCGCAGACGATGCGCTGTTTCCACCGCGCCGCGTTCCTGGATGCGCTCCAGCACCATGCGGATCTCGGCTGGCGTGATTTCGCCGATCGGCTTGTCGCCGAATGCCGGAAAGGCCTCCACGGTCAGGCTGTGCAGGACGTCGGCCGCGTGCTTGGCCTTCCACTGCGGCAGCTGCATCTTGTGCCAGTGGAGCGCGATCGCGCGGAACGTCCCGTCCGGATCGATCCCGCTGTGCCGCCGCGCGGCAGTGCGCTTGTGGACTTCCCCCGGATCCTGTCCATCGCGCAGAAGTCGGCGCGCCGCATCGCGCTTGTCCCTTGCTTCGCGCAACGAGACCTCCGGATACGGCCCGAACGTCAGCCGCTTTTCCTTTCCGCCGAAGCGGTATTTCAGGCGCCAGACCTTGTAGCCCGACGTCTTGACCTGCAGGTAGAGGCCCTTCTCGTCGGTGAGCTTGTAATCCTGCTCGCGCGGCTTCGCCGACTTGCAGTGCTGATCGGTGATCACAGCGTGCCCCCACTGCCGATCGCCAGTTCCCCCAAGCGTGCCCCCGGATCGGTGCGCTTTCTTGAGAACAAATGCGACTGAGTGAGAGGGGTGATCGATGGAAAACGCTGGAAAGTAAAGCGTTTCGAGACCACTTGCGCCCTTGTGAGAACTGCGATTGGCTCCCCGAGTAGGATTCGAACCTACGACCATTCGATTAACAGTCGAATGCTCTACCGCTGAGCTATCGGGGAACGATCGCGGCGGCGAACCGCCCGGCAGGAGGGCGCCTATAGCAGCGCGAGCGGGTTTGGCAAGCGGAGGAATGCCGGATTCTGCCATTTTGAGGATTTGCCTCAGGCCGGAGCGAGAATGGTTGACCTGAGCGACCCGGAGCGCAGCGACCTTTTGTGGCCGTGAGCACCGGAAGCGCGAAGGGCGGCCATTCGCAGCCCGGCATGGGGCAAATCCAGCCACATCCTACACCTGGAACTGCTCGGCGAATATCCTCTCCTCCAGGCTGCTGCCGCGGTCGAACAGCAGGGTCAGGGTGTGCTTGCGGCAGGTCGAGATCGTCACCTCGCGGATGTCGCGGACCTCCTTCTGGTCCGCCACCGCGGCCACCGGGCGCTTGGCCGGCTCGAGCACCCGGAACGAGACCTCGGCGCTTTCCGGCAGGATGGCGCCGCGCCAGCGACGCGGGCGGAACGGACTGATCGGGGTCAGCGCCAGCATCTGGCAGCCCAGCGGCAGGATCGGGCCGTTGGCCGACAGGTTATAGGCGGTCGAGCCGGCCGGGGTTGCCACCAGGATGCCGTCGCCCGCCAGTTCGGCCATGCGCACGCGGCCGTTGATGCGGACTTCGAGCTTCGCCGTCTGCCGGGTTTCGCGCAGCAGCGAGACCTCGTTGATCGCATGGTAGCGAAACGATTCCCCCGCCTGGGTCGTCGCCGCCATGACCAGCGGCGCCACCGCAATGGGTCGTGCTTTCTGCAGGCGTTCGACCAGCGGCTTGCCCTGCTTGTGGCGGTTCATCAGGAAGCCGACGGTGCCGCGATTGACCCCGTAGGCCGGAATCACCCGGCCATGGTCGAGCATGGAATGCAGGACATGCAGCATGAAGCCGTCGCCGCCGATGACGACCAGCGCATCCGCTTCCTCGAACGGGACCCATTTGTGCTCGCCGGCAAACGCATTGCGCGCGGCCTGCGCCACGTGCGTATCCGAGGCGGCCAGCGCCAGACGCCATTCCTTGCCCAT